GATAATGCTATAATTGATACTTGGATTGGTATTCACTCTGATATTAAGAATACTCTTAATAAAGAGAAACCCAATGAGTTTGATCATAGTAACGCTGCTGCTGCTTATATAAATAGAATTGCTGGTTATGATAACTCTATGATGAATCAGCATTTTCTTATTGATCAGATTAAGATTCGTAATATTAATAATAATATTGCAGTTCTTAAAGGTCAATCCATTGCAGCGGATAATGCTCTATCTATAATGGGATTTACACAGACTATGTTGTCTGATGAATTTGCTATTCCTATTAGACTTAATTTCAGTGATATTAAAGGTTATAATGAAGATATTCCTAATAAAGCTGAATGGGCTAGAAAGCAGATTCTTAAATGTTTTAAAGATGAAAGATTATCTAATGGTGAACACAGTGTTCAAGTAGATGTAGCTTCTAATAGCGTTACAGTTTGGTGTCGTTCTCTTTATAATAATGATTATGGTACTTGGACTGATATAAATGGTGAGCCTATATCTGCACAGCGTTCTGAATTAACATCTCATATTCTTGATGCTGTTAAAGATAATCTTTGGTTTAATATGAATACATATACTATTGGTAATACCGCTTTACTTGCTTCATTCCCTATAAGTTGGAATGCTAATCTTAAAGCTAGCAATGCTAAAGTTGAAGGTACTAATAGATATATCTATTCTGCTCTTATTGAATCTCAGCAAATCATTACTGATTTTGTTACGAATATTTCAATTAAGTCTATTGAAAACTCTAATAACTTTACTAATGTTAGTTTCCATAATGTACGCAGTGATTATATGATTGACGCTGTTGCTACTATGAGTAAACTTCTTGCTGATAAAGGTAATAGTCTTAAAGCTTTTGCTAAGAGTTATTTTGAAACTACACAAGATAATGTAGGTCTTAAAGATATTATTACTAAACTTAGTAAATATCTTGCACAAGAAGATCTTAGTAATATGGCGATTGCGAAAGCTCACGAACATGGTCATACAATAAACATGAAACAAACTCATGCTATGGCTAGATTTATTGAAGCTCTTGCAAATGAAGTTGGTGTTACTGCATACGAAGTAGATAGTAAGATTCAGAATAAAGTTAAAACTATTACTGAACTTGATTCTCTATTTAAAGAAGGTCAAAACTATAAACATACAGTTGAAGATTTTGAAGCTTATGCTAATTATCTTAATCGACAACTTGAAGTTTTAGATTACTATATGTACGTTGATAAAGCTGTAAATGCTATGAAACGTGCACAAGGATGTCTTATTACTGAAAAGAAAGGTGCTGGTCCTAAGACTTCTGAAAGTAATAAGCTCTTTGAATCTATTGCAATGCTTGAGCATAATGTTAATACTCTTATTCAGAATGCTAAAGATGCAGGTATTCCTGAAAGTATGCGCAATGAATTACTCTATAAATACTATAGTGTAAATGCAATTACTGATAAAGGTGAAGTCATTGATAATTGGTTGCTTAAAGCTAATGATTATCTTCTTGAAAATAAGGATTCTGATGGTAAAGTAATTCAGCTTGATAAACCTAAATCCCCTTTTAGAATTGGTGATAAATCAATGATTGAAGCTATATTTCCGTCAGTTATTAATACTAATTGGGAAATTGAAGATAGTGCTTATCCTATTCTTCAACAACAATTGTATTCTACTAATGAGATCTCTGTTAATATGTTTCATGATCTCTTCATTAGTGAGAATCCTGCTTTCAAAGATAAGATTAATTATTGTATGGCTAAGCTTAAACAGATTAATAATCCTGAACTTAGAGAAGCTCTGGTTAATTATGCTATTATTGATAAAGTTAGACAAATGCCTTTCTTTAATGATGACAGTAAAAGTCCGGAAACACTTCTTGCTGAACGTGCTAAGTTATTAGGATGTGTTAATATTGTTAAAGACGAACAAACTAATGAATTTAAATTCAAAGGTGCTGTTGATTTAGCTCTTACTAATGTCAATCTTAAAAATTGGTACAATGAACTTGAAAGTAGAAATTATACTCATGATGAAAAAATAGCTATGTTTAAAGAATTACCTGTTGGTATTCAATTAGCTATGGTTAAGAATACACTTACTGATGGTAGATATGTTGTTGTAAATGGTCAATATGTTACTAAAGGTAATCTTAGACTTAATCCTAATCATATTCTTTCATTGCTTTCTCCTAATACTATGGAGAGTACAATTGTAAGAACTGGATATATTTCTATTTCAACTAAGGAAAGTGATGATGTTGATTTTACTAGAGATACATTCTTTCAGCTTATTAATAGTCCTGATGAGTATTGTCGTATTCTTGGTGAGAACTTAGTTAAATACGCATTCTGGGTTAATAAACTTGATTTTGGTCGTAATCTTTCTAAGTATATTCCTATTGATCTTTATGGTAAATTCAAGACTAAAGACGGTAATTATGTAAGTGCTTATAAGACTTCATGGGGAGATCAATTTGATTCTATTAATTTTGAATCTATTGACGGTACTAGCGATAGAGATATTAGATTAGCTATAAGAGAACAAGGTATTACTGATGGTGGTAGTAACTTCCGTTCAGAAAATGCTGCTCTTTATAACTATGCTGAAGCTCTTTATTCTAGTCAAGCAAATGAAGATAATATTCTTCTTAGAACTAACGAAGAACTTGATGTTTTTATCGAAGCTTTTGTTCGTGCTAATTCTGAGAATACTCGTATCGTTAAATATATGAAACCTGAATATATTTATGATACTAATGGTAAGAAGAGTAAAGTTAAAGATCAAACTCCTACTTTTACTAAGATTACTAAGAGTAATTTCTCTAGAGCTGTATTTGATCTTAAAGGTGCAGTAGCTAATGAATGGCATAAAGATGTTGATCTTGAAACTCGTAAGTATATAGAAGATGCTCTTAATAGTGTTATTAAAAATGCTATTGGTATTAAACATAATGATATTTGGAACATCGTTGGTCAAATGATCTTTGAACCTACTAGATATGTAAATAATTCTAGTTATGCTGATGATATATATCTTAAGACTCGTGAAAAGGTAATTGATAAAGAACTTACTGGTCTTAAAAAGACTTACAAAGCTCAATTACCTGAAGGTATGCTTTATAAGCGTTTTGATATTAATGATTGTACGTTCTATTATCCTATCAATAAAACATTTAAATCTGAATATCTTACTACAGCTAATGATTATTATAAATATAACATTGAAGCTCAAGAAATATACGAGAAACTTGCTACTATTTTGAGTAAATTCTATCGTAGATTTAATTCATCTGTTACTAATGTAGAAACTCATAACAGTCTTACATCAGCTATAGACGCTGCTACAAGTAACGCTGATTATACAATTTATATTGGTAATGAATCTGATACATATAGAGGTCTTATTGATACTTCTGCTATTACTACTATCCCATTGCAGACTGCTATCAATAATACTTTCGATACCGATATACTGCCCTCAGAAATCCAAAATTTGGCACTTGTCGGCAACGGAGAGACGCTTTCTCAATTGAAACGATTAACAATACAAGGACAACTTTTTAAGGGCTTAGACAGGCTTATTCAAAGGCTAAATCCGGCTAATGTTAGTGCAATTCAAGCTGATGGTATCAATGATATTATAGTTGATTACATTGGTATTAAAAAAGATCTTAATACCACTGTTCATACTATTAATAGCTCAACTCCTAAGTTCTCTAAAGTCTTAGATACAGAATTCATAGCTGATGATAATACTGGAATTAGTATGTCAAACCTTGAATTTATTAATACTCTTTATGAAGTTGAAAAGACTGCTATCGGTAATACTAAACTTCTTAGAGATGAAATGAATCTCATGGGTGAACTCAATACTAATCTTGATAAGCTTGATGCTAAAGCTCAAAGTGAAATTGCTAGACTTGGTAGAGATATGAATAGTCTTCCTAATTATGTTGAAACATTCAAGTATAATGCTAATATACTAGAGAATGTTAAAGATATGATTAAAGCTATTCAAATGCCAATGGATACTGATACTATATTTAAGCTTTGGACTAAAGGTACTGTTGCTGATCGTAAACAATGGGTTACTGATCTGAATAAACTCAGTAGTCTTATAAAGTCTCAAGCTTATATTGAAGATCTAAATCCTATTGACGAAGCTAGTTTTGAAAATGCTTCTCAAAATACTAAAGATAGTGTTGCAGAATTTAATGAAGCTCTTCTTAATCTTAAAGGTTTATATGCTGAGATTATGTCTCTTAAACGTAAAGTTGTTGATGCTTCTAAGATTTACTTTGGTTTCTTAATCAATCAAAGAAGTCATAATCCTGCTTTCAATACTAAGTTTAAGTATATTCAAGATAAGCTTGTTGAAAACGGTTTTAATGCTGATGAAATTGGCGTTTATACTATAAATGAAAGAGATATTCAAGAGAATATTCGTCGTATGCTCGGTGATAATCTTGATTTATCTACTGTTATTAAATGGTTAGATTCTGCTGCTCAAAGTGGTATTCCAATCATTGATACAGTTCTTTCTCAATATGAGTTCCATACTCTTAATGCTACTGAATTTGCTTTCAATAATAATAAGCGTACATTCGCATTATTTAAGAAGTATGATAGATTCTATAAAGAAAAGTCTAATGGTAAACCTGATATGACTTTTTCTCAATCTCGTTCTAATGACTTTAGAGCTAGATTCATTAATGAAGCTAATTGTCAACTTGTTACACCGTTTGATATGACTAAAGCCAACTATGATTATCAAATTGGTAAAGCTCGTGAATACGATGATTATATTAAGAGAAGATCTGAGTTAGAACCTCTATTAGAATCTGACGATTTTGCTACAGTTAAGAAAGCTCAAGATGCTCTTGCTAAACTTGAGAAAGAACATAAGAAAAGAGTTCATGCTGTAGGTAAAACTATATACTCTACTATGAATGTTTCAATGCCTGCTAAAATTATTAAAGGTAGACTTGAACTTGATCTTGAAGATGTATATAATAATCCTAAGAAGTATTTTCCTAATCTTAGTGCCGAAGAAGCATACTATTATACTAAGCTAATTGAACATGTCTATAAATCTAAGATTCGTAAGAAATTTGCTGAAGCTAATAATATTGAACTTAGTGTTAGAGGTCAAACTACTAATCGAGTTCTTCTTCAAGTTCAAACTGCAAAAGCTGATTATAGAGACGCTAAGTTTAGTAAACTTACTCATTCTGATATTGATATGATAGTTGAAATGCAAGAGATGTTTGCAGAACTTAATGATGTTGCAATGCCTAACACTGTTAGATCTGCTAATTTCTTCCCGACTTTCATATCTGCTAATCATGTGAATGCTCTTAAACAACTTGCTGGTTATCACGAATTACAAGAAGATGATTATAAAAATACACTTAGTGGAGAGACTCAATACTATCTTAAAGCTACTGCACTTAATCGTCCAGAAGTTATAGGTCGTATTAAGTATGATCTCTACGCTATTACAAATAAAGAAGCTTATGATGCTCTAATTGAAAAAGCTAATAAAATAGCTAAACATAGAGGCTATTATAAACCTATTATTTCTATTGCAAATATTATCGAATATAATAAAGAGTTATCTGATAAACAATTAGGTGATGTTAGAGATCGTATGAACTTTGACCCTATGAATGTTACTCTTAATTATATTAATCAGCTTAAACGTATTAAAGTTAATCGTGACTTTGAGCCTGAACTCAATCTTCTGCAAACTATTCTTGCTATGCCTGAGTTCCAAGCTCGTGAATATGGTGTTAAGAGTAAGAATGTTATTAATAAGATTCTATCTCTTTATACTCATAAAACTGAAGTTGTTTCTCATAAAGGTAAAGAAACAGAAGCTTTTAATAGATTTAAGAAATTCTATGATGCTTTTGAAGGTAAGAATCGTATTAATACATTAACTGATCAACTTCTTAATATACTTCATACAGTTAATAGTGAATCTCTTATGTGGATGAACTTAACTGCTGCTTTAAAGAATATTGGTACAGGTCATATCAATATTGTAAGCGAAGCAACTGGTGGTGAATTTACTACTAAAGCTACACTTCTTAAAGCTCATGAAATGTATATTAAAGCTCTTCCATCATTATGGGCATCACTTGGTGAATATACTTGTAATAATCTTGATGCAGCTTTAATGAAGTTAGCTGGTAATATTTTTGAAGATCATATTGAAGCTGGAGTAGATACTAAGACTAATATTGTTTCTCTTGGTGTGTCTAAATGGGATAATGTGATGTTTGCTCCTAATACTATTGGTGAGCATTATTTGCAATTCGCTACTTTCTTGTCAGCTATGCAAACTCATCGCATTGTTGCAGGTACTATTATGAATTATGATCAATTCGTATTCTCACTTAGAGAACGTCTCTTTAGAGATATGGTTGATGATGAAACTTATACTAAGTATAAAGCATATAAAGATAAACAAGAATCTGTTAAAGGTAATAACGTTGAATTTATAGATTATCTTTCTCGATTTATTGCTTATCGTGCTAATAACTTTACTAACGAATGGAAATCTAATTACGCTAAGGCTTATAAAGAAGGTCTTAAGAATGCTAGAGTTGAGTTTGAAAAGAATCAAGTTATATATGATGCTTTTGAACTTAAAGATGGTATCGCTTCAATTAAAGCTGAAAGTAATATAACTCTTGAAGATTTTGCTAAATTCTTAGGTAAAGTTAAAGGTGTTAATCATAGTCTTCATGGTATTTATAATACTTTTGATAAATCTATGTTATCTGGTAAGATGTGGGGAGAGGTTATTCTTCAATTCCGTAAATGGCTTCGTCCTAACTTTATTAGATATTGGGGTAAACGTGTAGGTAAAATTGTATTTGATGAACGTCTTGAATCTTATAGAAGTGGTGCTTACATGGATATGATAAATTTTCTATTATCTAATGGCAAAAGTGCTTATAGAGAAACTATTGATAAAGCTATAGAAAATGACGAAGATATTGATTTTGCTACTAAAGCTAAAGCTATATTCAATGGGTTCTGCGGTTTATTATATTGGTTCAAAGATATAAACTTTAGATATAATACTCTACCTCAAGCTCAAAAAGCTAATATAAAAAGAGCCATGTTTAATTTTACAACTCTTGTTGGTTTATCTCTTGTAGCTGCTAGTCTATATGCTGCAAAAGATGATGACGATGAACTTGATGAAAATCGATTCTTTGCTCTTGCTTGTTATACTATTTATGGTGTTCAAACTGAACTTTATGAAACTTCACCTTGGGGTCTTTATTCATTCTATAAACGTACTATGGAGGCACCTATACCTTTTGAAACAAGTATGTCTAATGTTCTTAATCTTGTTTATTGGACACTTATTGCTCCAATGATTGTAGATGATGAAGAAATGCTTTATGATAGAGGTACATATAAAGATGAAGATAAACGTTGGATTGCATTTAAGAAAACTATTCCGTTATTCAATCAATACAATAAGATGTTCTATTTACCAAAGAACAATACATACTATATGCAACAGAACCCAATATTACAGATGATAGTTGAACTAAATAAGTAAGGACTTCTGTTGGACTTAAAAAAAATGAGAGAGGGCTTTCAGATAATACTGTCAGTCCTCTCTCTTCTTGTATCTATACTACTCATACTCCTGCTCGTGTCATTGCGAACGCTCCGCCCCGTTCCACATTTATCCCTCTACCGGGGTCTGCAATGCTCCACAATGCCATTTTTGCCACCTGCGGGCTTCATATATTGATTATCTATTGGCAGACGATAATTAGTTCATATCACAAAAGAAAGTGTCTCTATGAGCCTCTATTGAAGTCGTTTTAACCATACGGCTATGATGATTTGTACTAACGTTAATACGACTAGCATTAGAAACGCTAAGAGTAGCTTTCCAGACCCCAGTAGGGAACATGGTGTGGTCAGGAGCGGAACTAAGCATAGCACTTGTAACAGCACTATGCTTAGAAGTATTAATAATATCCCTCACTTTCACCACATTCGCTCAGTCCACCAAAGCTAACTTTATTCACATTAATAATAAAAGGTAGAATCTTCTTAATTTGAGTAGAAGTAACAACAAAACTATTGTTAGTACCCGGATGCCTCATAACATACTTAATACTACCAATATAAAGATTAGGAGATAGACGCTTATGCTTTTGCTTTTCAGCAGCGGTCATAGTAGCGAATCTATACACCTTATGCAAAACAGACCAATTACCAGTAAATTCTTGAATAAGAGTTCCATTTGCATCACGAGTAATCACATTCCCATCAACTTCAATATAACACGTATGTGTTTTAGTTTCTTCCATTATGCAGCTCTTAGTGCCGTTAGGGCAAGATCATAAGCCTTTTGATTTAGCTTATAAGCACCTTTTTTAGTAAGAGCTTCAAAGCGATCTTCAGAAGACTTATAATCAACAACATTATTCAGATAACAACTCACACCATTATAAAGCCAAAGCACAGTACCACGATGTAACTCTTGACCAACACCATTCTCGATAGTATCAAGAACAGCTTTGACTTTATTTTGAGTCTTAGCAGAAATAATATCCTTATCAGCAGCAAAGATATTAGTTCTAAGCTTCATGTGCTCTTGTTGTTCATCATTAAGAAACAGATTATACACAAAGCTAGTCATATTATTAGATTTAATATTAATGGCTTTAAGAGCTTGCATAGATTCTTGCATAGCTTCATGATAGATATGCGTAGCACGAATACTATTCACAGCACTCATAATAGCGTTGTGAACATTCTTTGTATGTTTAAAAGAAAACTGTTGTGTTGCATTTTTAATAGCTTGATTAAGCATATTATTACAAATAACACGAATATTTGTAACAGCACACGTGATTAATCCAGAACCATCATGACTATTGGTAAATAAGAGATACTTATCAATAAGATCTTTATTATCAATAGTGATAGCATCAGGGAATTTTGCAGTTACAAGCATACTTGCGCCATTCTTATAGTAACCAGCAGTTTCAATACGAATACTCTTATCGTAATCACATATTTGATTAATAAAATCAAGAGCTACAGAGTTCTGTACAACTTCGTACTTAGAACCAACAGCACCAAATACATGATTTGTATCTTCTCTATAAGTAGCAAAACTGTTAGGAACTTTATATAACAGAAAGCTACCCGGATTAGCAGGATCTTCAAGACGAACACGAGTCTCTTTAATACCTACTTTATAATCAAGATTTGCTTCTTTAATAGCATCCTCCATACTCAAATCATTGATAGGTTTACCCATTTCATTAAATACGAGAGGACGTCTTTGATAATTTACAAAAGGCATAATATACTTTGTTTCAATAGAAATTTATTTCTTAATTGTAACAATATCCTTTTCTTGAAGCGTCCAAGCATCAAGACCTTCAGGAGATTGATTTAATGTTTCTTTAAGATTAGTACTATTAATATAGAATTTGAAATCACCTTCTTCAAAAGCAATTCCATGTTCAGCGAGAATAGCTTTAATCTTATTGGCTTTATCAAGATTTAAACCTTTATCAAGTTTAACATCAATAAAACCTTTAATTGCATCAATGTTCGCAGGTACTGTATCAACAGATGGATTTTCAAAGTATTGATACATTTGATTAAGAAAGCTATTAAACATTTCCGTATCTGTAACAACTTCCTGACCTTTACGAACACTAATAGTAATATTCGGATATTTAAGAGACATACTACCAGTAGGCTCTTTAATACCAATTTCAGTATTCTTCTTTAATACCGGTTCACCGTACTTATAAGCACATTCCGCTATAACATCTTTAAGACGTTTAATCTTTTTCTCAGTACGTTTAATACGATCATCAAGAGCTTGCTTGTATTGTTTAAGTAATGCTATATCAGTGTTATAACGATCTATAACAAAAGCATAAGCATAAAGTTTCTCACCGAGTTCCTCTTCACTAATCGCAAGTTCCTCAGCACCACTTTCTCCTATATCTCCACCATTCTCGGCAGCATATTCTAATATCCTATCAATATTAGCTTGTATTTCAAAGAGATTCATCGAAATTTAATTCAGTTTGATAATGACTATAATCTTCAATTTCTTTAAAACGAACAACAGTATCCTTAACATATAACTCATTGACAGGATAAATCTTATATACTTGTCCAAGAGCTTTATAAACTAAAAGTTCAGTCTTAGACAAACGTTTGTTATAACATAAAGGATAATTGAAATCAGTTATATGAAACACAATGTTAGGTTCACCAAAATGTTTAATATATGTATCAAGTGCTATAAAAGCAGGTAATTTAGTTACCTGCACTTTCGCTCTCTCTGCCATGATCTGAATTAATAATAGCTTTTTAAGAATTTCTAATTACATCAAGATGATCTTTACATCGTTTCATTATAATATGCATATTAGGATGAGATTTACCAAATTTATCATATAAACGTTTATCAATTATATTATCCCAATCTTCATTAAATCCTGTATAATAGATTTCACTTTTAATACCTAAAGGTAAATATTCACGAGCATCTTGTGCAGGTAATTTAAGAACATCTTTAGCTTCATAATATGAAAGTTCATTAATAATACAAGTTTTAATATAATGATAAACCTTTTTATAATTAATATCTGAAGCACCTTCATATAAAACATAAGCTCTAGAATAATAAGCTTGAAGTTTATTAATTTTACTTAAAGAATCATCTACTTCTTGAATAAGTCTAATAAAATTATTAATAGCATTATCAAAAACATTAGAATTAACCCAATGAGGTAAACAAAATGTAACACCATTAAATTTAGAATCATTAGAATAATCACACCAACGAGTTGATTCAACGGCACAAGATTGAATACGTTCACGTACAAGTTCATCAACTATACTTCTAAGAGTAGTTATATATGCACTCATACGAGCAAAAGGATGATCGAATTTTGGAACAAACCAAGCAACACCATGAGCTTTCCAAATCTCATCACCTTCCATAATAGAAGTCTGAATAAGAGCTTTAGCTAATTCAGGACTTTCATTATATACAACACGAAGATTAGTGTAGATATAATAGAAATTAGAATTAGGTTTTGCATCTTTAATATCAGCAACAAAACGAGAAAAAGCAGAATGTCTAATGTTTATCATTTCAATACTCATCATATCATGATAACCACAAACATAAATAGGACAATGCTCAAGAACCGAAGTATGACCTTTATCAATAAGCATCAAAAGAAACTTAACGTAACTTCCGGGTTCAATCTTACCTTCAGATTTATAACAAAGACGACCAGCAAATTCAGCTAATTGTAAGCCACCTTTAAGATTATGAGCTGTATGAATAACACTAACAGGTCTAACAAATTTCATCACATATCAAGTTTAGTTTGTCCACCATCTTTTTGAACTCTATACCAATAATCAATATGATCTTCAATTGTACGACGTAATATCCCTCTACATTCATCATTATTACCACCAACACCTAAAAGAGTTTTACAAGTACCGTCAACAACTTTAGAATAATTCATAACAGCATCAATAATACTTTCATTATCGATAGGCAAACAAGTATTAATTGAATCAGTCTTAACAGTACATCTACCACCAAGACGATGAATCTCATCTGCAAGATACCAAACAGCCTTATTTAGATCTTCAACTTGTTTATCAATAAGCTTACGATCTTTGTCTTCTTTAAGACCAGCTCTCCATAGATATTTAATAGCATTACCTATATTAAAATTTCTATGACGAGTGATATCAATACATTCAATACCACTAGGATCAGAAGTATAATGCTTAGGATGATTTACTTGATCATTTTTATTTTTAGATGCCATATTGATCAATAAAGCGATTTATTTTAAACACTACGAGCTTATCAATATCGTCTTCTTTAATATTATATTTACACATGATACGCTCAATAACAATTCTAACATCAGCAATTTCTTCCATAAGACTTTTAAGATGTTTATTATTATGATATCTATTAATCTTAGAAACAGCTTTAATAAGTTCAGATAGCTCTTCAATAACTACTGTATCGTGAGGATCAATTGCACAAGCTTTATTAAACATAGCAATTCTTTCACTGGGTAATATAGTACCTTTAACAGTATCTATAATAGCACTTACATTTTCAGGTGTCATATATTTTCCCATTCAGTTAGAGCATCATCACTCTTAGTTTCCCAATCATCAGCAAAAATCTCATTACCAGTAGGTGTATAATAAGTAATATTACCATTATCAAACTTATAAATTTGATTCTGATAACTAAGACTAGTAATACCAGCTTCTGTAATCTCACGTTTAACAACTTCCGGAAGACTTTGCATTTTAGGAATAGTTTCTTCATTTATATCAGCAGGAACTTGTGCAAATATAAATACATCATCATCCCAATTAGCACGTCTTGCAATATAAGAACGAGTCTTAACACGTTCAATAGCTTCTCCAAAATTCATAATAACAATTTTAAATTAAACAAAAATAGCCGCTAGTCAATTAAGACCAGCGGCTTCAACAGCGTGCTTCACAGCATAGGCTATAATTGAATAAAAAATCAACCCATATTATCTTTTAAATACATATCTCAACCAACTACCCCACTTACGATTAATAAGACTACCTTTAACATCCAAAGGTTTAAACTCAAGATACTTAATATTATCAATATTTTTGATAACATCATCAATGTCATAATAAGTACAAATAGGAATACTATCTTGCATAATAGTATAAGCTTTACCATTTTTGTAATGTACAATAACATTATAAGAATCTTTATCAACTTCATTTGCTCTAGCTTCACGCTCGAAACAAAGTTCACGATAAGCCTTACCTTCAGTGAAGAGTTTAAAGAACCATTCAATGACATACCATACATAAAAGAATATACCCAAGAGGTCATTCTGTTGTTTAGTATGAGAACGTTCATGTTGAATAAGTTTAAAATATCTATTAGGATACCTAATCATTAATGTAAGCCTAGATTTATCTTTATCTTTAAGATAAAGTCTAGCAAACATATTAATAGCAACAAACTTACCAAAAGGAAAGTGTTTAGTAATAACAACTTTCATATCTTAATCATCTGAAAAGTTATAATTTATAATAGCTTCCCAATCATCTTTAGGCATACAACCTTTATAATCAGGAACTCTAGCTTCCATAAACTCATCAAGCTTAATAGAAATAACGGTACAAATACCAAAATCCATGAGACGTTTACGTTGATTCATATAACAAAACAAATTAGCTTGATCAAGTGGAATACCAATGCTAACAAGTGCTGCTATGAAATATCTACGAAACATTTCTTTAGTAACACTACTAACAGCATCCATAGCTAAGCCTTTTTATAAATATGACTTTCTGCAATAGCTTTAAGACGATTAGAAAGTTGTTCCATATTAACCTCAATCGTCTTAGCGGCTGAATGATAAGTTGTAATAGTTAATGCTCCAATAAACTCAGGAAACATCAAAATATTAAACTTAGCTTTATAAGTATTACCAGCTTCATTCTGAGCAATCCATGCTTTAGGATTAGCATAGAAACTAAACGTATCAAGTGTTCTAACTTTAGAATTTAGATACAAAGGATTAAGTTTAGGGAAGAATGAAAGAATATGATTATTTGTAGGAGCTTCTGTAGCTGGGATAACACTATCTTTAATCCAAGCTTCAAAATCTTCAACAGTATCAAATATAAGTCTTGCAGAACATTTAGCAATAGCTAAAGAACTACCTTTAGGAACTTTATAATCTATAAGTTTCACAGCCTCCTTAAATAGATTATAAGTATATCTGTTAAACATTTTAATAGCATGATCACGAGACTCAACTTCAGCACTCATGTTACTATCAACACAAATATGAAATTGAGGTTCATAAGCACTATCATAATTTTCATTGTCGATCAAATAACCGATATTCCAAATCTTATAATAGCGAGCTTTTTCATTGTTACCATCAAAGAACTCAATTGGAATATTATGAGCATAAATATAATACTGAATTTTCAAAAGAGTTTGATAGAATACAAATTGATTACCACTAGTAACAGGAATAAACTCACCTGTAGCATCAAGAATGAAATTAATATTGGTATTAAGCCAATCAACTTCATCCTTAGATAAATCAGCAACAGTTCGAGGCTCTGTAACTATATATGGTTTATCAGGAGCATCTGTTCTAACAACAGACGGAATTGAAACACCATTTATTACAATAGGTTTATACTTCTCAGTTGTAATAGTAAGTGCAGATAATTCTTCTTCAGTTTTAGAAGGAGAACTATCAACAGGAATGTCTTGTTTAATTTCCTCTTTTTCTTTAAAAGGATTTGTATCTTCCATTATATGTAATTAATCATTAGATTCATAATCATGAACTCCATAAGCATTAGCATTAAACGGAATGTTCTTATCTGTACGTTCATAAAACTTAATGGCAAGCATTTTACCGATAAATTCATTCTTATGACTAAGAATATAATCACTTGTCATAGTATTATCGGTATTGCCATTATAAATAGCTGTAGGCTTAACTTCAAATGTTTCAGCATTTAAGTCATTCTTACATTTGAACTTAGCATAATTATAAACTACCTCATGACCATCAACAATTTTAGTTATAGGATCAACGAGAATATCTAAACACAAACATTCAGTCTCTTCACATTGTTTAGCTTTCATCATAGTTTGTGGACGGGAACCGAATTTATATTCTGCAATCTTAGAGCGAACAACACAACCTTCATAACCGGCTGCAATACAACGATCTCTATAAGCTTCAACATCAGAATCACCTTTGATGTTAATAGAACATAATGAAACTATTTTAGCATTTTTAGTATCATCATGTTCTTCAGGAATATCTTGTATAAAAATACAATCATCATCATTATTAACAGCTAAACTAAAGGCTTTTCTTAATATATTTCTTCTAAGATGAAAACGATCTCTATTAGAAACATCAGGAATACTAAGATCAAAATTCACAAATTGAAGATATTTATGAAGAGGATTCTTAGGATTACGTGCAGCACCACCAATAGTAGTATTCTTTTGATCTTTAATATAAAGCTCACCATCAAAAGTAATATTTCTATAATTGGGAGTACAATAAACATAAGTCATAAAAGCATCTTCAATATGTTTTACATTATAACGAAGACCTTCTTTACTACGAATAACAATCTCATAAGTAGTACCAAATAAACCGTTATCAACAGCTTCATACTTGATAGTACAACGTACCCCATTAATCTTAGGATCAGCAAAAGCACCATTAGAATAATCAAAAATGCCAGTTTTCCACTTTTGACACTTCATAGGTTTATCAACATTGTTTGCATCAGTAGCAAATTTAGGAATAACGTTATCTAGTAGATCATGAAGTTGATTAGCACTCTCATACATATCACTAGTAACACCATACATTTCTGCCGTCTTGTATCCTCGATCGATTTTACGCTTGATTTGGCTCTTATAAGAAGTCTTTGTTGAAGCTGATACAATTACCTGTCCGACATCTGAAAGTCGCTCAAACAAGCCGTATGACACCCTCTCGTGACTTCCGTCAGTCTCAATCCTCCAAAACACAATACGCCCCAGTGCATCACGCTTGTAAAGAGTAGTAACGTTATCATCCCCATATACGGTTGCCATCTTCATCAACGTTATGCGATAAAACAATACAATGCGTAGGATTATTATATGCAATCAGCATACAATTCCAAGAATCACGAATAGTCTTATGAGGAGCATAAGCAATAGTTTTAAAGTTCTTATGACAGAAACATTGATAACTACCAGTTAATGCTTGTTTATTGTGAAGTTTACCTTGAACAACTTCAAAGAGAGTTTCAACAATCTTAAAGTCCTCATCAGACTTAATTTTAGTTTTGCCCATAAATGCACCTTCTTTAAAAGGATTAAAACCCCAAGTATGAACGAATTGATTTAGTTTAATTTGAGCATTTTGATAAGACATCTTACTCATAGCTTCACGAAGCTGTTTAACAGCATCAATAACAATATTATAATCAGTCTCATTCATAGGATATAAGAAGTACCTAGTACCATCATCTAAAGCTCTAAGAGGAACACCCTCACATAATAGCCGTTGCGCATCAGGGCACAACTCCTTCTTTTTTACCATTTACAATCTCATTTAAATACATATTAGCAAACTTTTTCTTAACGAAGTTGTAATCTGTAATACGAACTAAATCTGTAGGATCTTTAGCACTATAACCTTTAGTCATGAACAAAGCAATAAAGCCATAATTCTTTTCATATTCGATAGCGGAAGTAAGACCAGTATTATCAGTGTCAAGCATAACATAAACTTGAATCCTAGTAGTCTTTCGTAAAACATCAACAATATCATCAGGAAGTTTAGCAGTTTCACTTGCAATCACATAAACTCCAACATCATTAATTCTTAACTCTCTCAGTATTCGTAACATTAATAATTTATCCTTTTGAGACTTAACAATCAACTTATAATTAGTATCAATTAAAGTCTCAAGATTTTCAAGAGGACACTTATTATTAGTAATGAAACGATTAGCAGTATGCTTATTTCTAAATGGAAAATAGAGTTTAATACAACCATCATTAACTTGATATTCATAACAAGGATCATGACGAGTATAATAATATGGATTACTAACACCATCAATCTTAAAAGATTCAACAGCTTTCACATATTTATCTACGAGATCATTAGTAACACCAAATTGATTATAATACCTATAATCATAAAAACTCATTTTACGATTTATAGTTGTAATAACACGAAATTCATTATTGATAATCTTATTCTGAGCTTGATATACACGATTAACATAAGGTGAATCATTAAGAACATCAGAAGCATATTCGATGATATTAGAACATATTTCAACGAAGTCTTTATTGTTAGTACAATTCTTTTTAAGAACTAGACCAACAATTTCAAATACATCACCACGATAACGATAATCAGCAAAATCACGAAATATCAGCTTATTACCATACCATTTAAAACTAACTGAAGGATTAGGATCATAACGAAGAGGATTAGAGATTTTATAATTGCGTAAACAAATACAATTATTTATCTCTGTTTCAGGAACATTAAGAAAGACAGAATAAATATGTACTTGATCAAGTGTATTCAAAATATAATCCTTATCACTTGTACTCCACATATTTACATCTTTTGTAGCATTTGCAATCCCCAGTAGGGAACAAGGTGAGGTCACGTGCGGAGCGTTAGCAACACTATGCACAAAACCAATAGACACAAAAAAAAAGAGGATAGATTGCTCTACCCTCTTCAAAAGTCTAAGTTACATCTTAATATTTACCCGGAGTACCACCGTTACCAGCATAACGATTCTTTAAAGCATTAATTGCATCAGCATTAACGCCTTGACCAGAACCGTAATCCATAGCAACGCCAGCTTCAGCGGCTGCACCAGCAGGTTTCTCGTCTTTATCAGCATCTTTAGAGAGTTCAACAGTCTCACCAGGAAGAATCTCAATTGAAGGTTTTTTGCCGTTAATAACACGTTCAACATAACCTTGACCAACAAAGCCCGGAGTACAAAGATACTTACGATCACCATAATGAGCAAGAAGCTTCATCCAAACAACAATAGGTTCACCTTTTTCATCTAAGAATACAGGCTTACCCTCTTTTCCAACATTGAATGCTTTAACAAAAAACTCACAAAATGCTTTCCATTGAGCGATACGACCGTTAATATCAGCGTTCATATCAATAGGCTGAGGAAAGCCGGGTTCAACAAAGTTAGGACAATCGATATAAGCATCGAGACGGTGACGACAATTCCTGTACGCTTCCGTAATCAAAGAGGTAAACGTTTTAACATCTACAGCAGTTCCGTCAGTTTTGCGAGTAGTGACGATACGGAAAGAATCAGTATAAAACCGATCAACTTCATCACCGGGAACGGGTTCTTCTTTATAACGGAAAACAATAGTTGGTACAGGAATACCGGCATACTCATAGGTGGATGCAACACCGTTCTCATCTACTTTAGGAGTTTCGGTTTCTTTGATCTCAACAGATACGAGATGCGCCTGACACAAATTGTTGAACTCTTCACGAGGTTTAAACTTTTTGTCTTGGGTAACTACAACCTCACCAAAATTAATAATTCCGGTAGCAGCTTGACTTTTATTAACTTCACTCATTTTATAAGTAATTTAAAGAGTAAAAAAAAGAGGAACCTTAATAGTCCCTCTTTATGTAAGATAGATTTGCTTAGCTAAGCAATATGTTGTCACGGATATAGATTAAATATCATCCCCGTCACCAGCGGTTTCTTGAGAAGCAGTGGTTTCATCCTGCGTTTCAGCAGCAGTTTCAGCATTTACGGTATCGGCTACAGTTTCCGGTGCATTAGCTTTTTTATCTTCTGCATCGTCAGCAGCAGTTTCAGCTTCAACAGACGGATCGTAAGGACGGTCGATAATCTGTGCGTTCACACAAGCCCAGATACGTAACATAGAGCCGTCAGAGTTCGGATAGTCGATACCGGTATCAACCAATTCGTAGTGAACCTCGCGGTTAGCGGTGTACTTCGTGTAAGGTTTACCCTCAGAATCTTTCTTATCAATTCCGTAAGCATAGCCAAGTTCAGCCAGCTTATCAGCGGTAATAGCTTGCGCATCCGGCGTGTTCTGTAAGAATTGAGAGTAACAAGCTGCGTAAGAGCAGAACAATTTACGACCAACACCTTTAGCTTTACCGACAGCAGCAAGAGTCATCATGTCGTCAGTTTTCACTTTAGAAACCATGATGAAGAACTTCTTGTTCACATCGTTCTCACATTGATCAGCAGTCAAGACCATAGCTTTCATATAGTCGCCTGTTTCAATGTTAAGCATCTTAGATGCAAGACCGTTAATACACATCTTGTTGATAGAGATGTTCACCACCAACTCCGGACGAATTTCATCACTTACTTTAGCAGCTTTAGCTACAGTTTCAAAACGACCTTCATTGATACCAGCTTTCAAGAAATCAAAATTAAATTTTTCCATGACTTTAACTTTATTAATAGTTTATGTAAGATAGATGTTTGCAATATCACTATCACAAACGGTATTTATTCTTTAATAATTTGCGTTATCATCTGCTTCTACATATTGAACATCAACGTAATCATCATTAATAGATTTAATGTCTTTAAGTTCAACATCACAATACATTCCGTTAAGAATATCATTAGCGCAGATACGAGCAGCGATCATAATCGCCATTTTTCTCATAAGAGAACGAGTGTGTTTATCCCAATTATCTTTACCTTTAACATCAGTACCGGTAATTGAGTTCTTACCCGATTTAAGACCAGCGTCAATAGCTTCTTGAAGAGTATAAGAAATTGTAGTTCTTTTACCTTTACGAACAAGAGTAACCGTTGTACGATAAGTCTTAACAATACGAGTAACAGGAATCATACCTTGTTCCGCCATCATTTTACGAACATAATCATCATTATATTCATCAATATCAATGTGACGTTCAGGTTTAAATTCAATAATGGGTTTACTTAGCCGATCTTATTGATATTCATATACGGGAACAAAGTCTTCGTCAATCTCAATATCAATATGATGTTTATTAAGACAACCTTCAACAACATTAATTCCCGTATAAACTTGTCTAGTACCACCACTTTCAAAACAGAATATATTCTTTAAAGAAGCGGTAACAGAAAGACCAAGAGTTTTACCAAGTTCAACCTTTTGAATAGCGTCGAGATTAAGATTACGACCATAAGCTAGAGAAGTCATAGGAGAAAGACCTAATTCCTGCCCAGTTAATAAACAAGTAACCATGTTATCAATGTTAATAACTTCAGTGACAGTTCCATCTTTAGTTACATTTTCTTTAAATCTCGCACCAAGATCAGTATTTATAAGACTTTCAGCAAAAGTTCTATATTCACCAAGAACAGCGAGATTACGAGTAATTACATCTTTATTTGCTTGTGCAACAGCTCCACTATTAGCTTTTATAACTTCACCTTTATTAGCAGCAGCGTTAGCACCGTCTTTCGTAGCATCATTTGTAATAACTTCTTCACTCATTTTGTCGTTTTCTTTGTCTTTATTTTTCATTGGTAAAAATAGATAATATTTTTGACGTGTGCAACAATAGTAAGTACTAAATCATCAAAAATTAAAATTTAACATCTTTAATGCCATTAGTCCAGACAATATCAGTAGTAAATTTACTCTGCGCATCAATGAGCTTTTCTTTCTCTTTTGACGTGCGGTAATCGTCCGAATTGAGTGCGAAATCTTGCATATAAAGCCATATTATAATAGTAGGCTTATTTATGTATGGTTGTTCCTCTTTCTTGTCGGAAATGGTCTTAAATGGGTTGCAATATGGAGAGGTACATATAATTGTAGTAAGATCCTCAACATCAAAAACCACATTAGCAACTTCATCTGTAGCAATAACAGAAACATCACCATGTTCAAGATGCTTTAAACATTCTTTTCGGATACCAATATCACCAAATACTTTAGGTTCACCTTTCTTGGCACCAGTAGTATAAGTATAAGGCTGACCATTGAAATCATAACAAATCCTAGAAGTCATACCTTTATACCAACACATACAGTAATCCAAAGTCTCAACAAAATTAGTAATAGAACGAGTCTTACTTAAAACAAGTCCTTTACCTTTAATATTCTTAATAGCAGTAGCAATAGCTTCTCTCTTATTAAGATTATTATTATATAACTCTAAACGTTTCTCAATAGCATCACTAAATGCTTTAGTACGAGTGAGTATATTATCGGGATTCCAATATATTTCTACTTGCTTATTATAGTCATTAGAAAGATCAAGATTAGCTTTCCAACCCATAACTTCAGCAACCATATTACGTACTGTTTCACTATGTATATGCTCTACTTTATCAGTAAGATTATTTACATAATTAACACCCATGTGACAAGCTTTAATAAGAGCCATATCATCTTCTACCATATTCATACGTAGATGAGTAAACTTCCTAAACTCATAATTTACCATCTTAGCTTTACCTTTAAATATAGAAAGCATAGAAGAGATTTGTTCAGTAAGCTGTTTATATAACTCTTTTTCTTCACTTGTAAACTCAATACCAACATTATATATAACATAAGGAGAAATCCAACCTTCTTCCAAAGCCATACCTTTAATTATAGTATCAACAACCGGAATACCACAAGCAGTAAATGCTTTTAGCATATTAACCGAAATCTTTTTCGTAGTAATAAATAGAAACCTATCAGCAGCTACTTTCTTCAACTTTTTGAAATAAATATCATCTTTATGATAAGCTTCATTTGTACAATCAAGCATCACAAACGTATCAGCATATAGCATATCTTTACCTTTACAAGTTTTAGTGATACGATCAATAAAATCTTTAAGTAAATCTATAACTACACCTGTATGAACAATACGTTTACGAAGAGAATCTTTCGTCTTAATATCAGGAACTACAATGTGAACATAAGGATCAGCTTCGACTTGATTAGCTACATGCTGAATAACCTCACTAATTACAAGAGGAATATCAATACGTTCAGTATATTGAAATAGACCTTTATAACCAGCTTGTTTCCATTTAAGAATACCCTGATAAATACGCTTATATTTTTCAGAAATATCGTAATCTTTCATCTATCTTAATTAACATCTATAAGTTTAATATTATCAAGAACAGCTCTAGCGTATTGTTCTATCTCATTACGATTATATACATCATCAACATAATCAGTTAATAATTCATATAACCTAAAGCCAGCATCACCCATGATACGACAAAGATCAAAAACAATATGTTTAAGCATCTTATCATGGTCGTAATCTTTAAAGTTCTTACTATTGAAAGGATATTGATTAAAGAAATCTTCAAAGGCAGCATCTAAATACACAACAATAACAGCTTTAACAGCTGAGAATTTATTGGTATAAAAATCTTTATAAATAACAGCTCTATCTCTCTTCATATTTTACCAACCAAACAAGTTATTACTATTATTGTTAATACCACGACGTTCACCTTTACCTGTTTTACCATTACCATAAAGAATCTTATAGGCTTCATTAATATAAAAACCATAATTAAGATTATAATCTTCTTTATATTCGTAATCATTAAATAAAGCTACTCTCTGATTAGCAACAAGCGACTTCTCTTCTTCAACAACTATTCCACTAATATCATCACCATACGCTATATTATCAGAATCAAGAACAATAGCTTTTGTTATAGCACCTCCACCACTTTTACAAATATAAAAACGATTATGCTTTTGACACTTAATATAAACAGGTTTACCATCTCTAACTGTCTTATAAATTGTAGTATATTTACCAGCAACTTTCTGACTAAAACAGTAATCATAAATGGCAGTACGAGAAGTATTGATATAATTTCTAATAAATTCAGTAATATCAACACCATAAAGGAAATATTCTTTAAGAGCTTTCTTAACAACAGGATAAACAAAACCTTTATTATATTCAGGGTCTTGAAGAAAATAACCTTTAAACTTAATAAATTTATCTTCAATAGCTTGACGTGTAGTGTAAGTATTACTTTTAGAATCAATCCATACACCACAACGATTATATTCTTGTAAAGCATCATAGAAACCATATCCAACAGCAATATAATCATTAACAGCACTTCTACAATACTTCTCAAACTTTTCAGTTTCAAGATCTAATTTACTATAAACACTCCATTCATTACAGATATGTTTAAACACACCTTGACGATTAAGAGGTAATCTAACAAGTAGACCATCTGTATTTGCAGATAACACATCAAAGTTATTCAACTCAAATGCTTCTATCAAACCACATAGTAATAATTGCAGATTAATCGTTACAGTATAAGTACATTCGGGATCATATAGATAATCCATAGCATCATTAAGAGCACCATAAATTCTATTGATTACAATCTTAAGAGCATTAGCTTCTAACTTTCTTCCAGTATGTTTAGCTTCAACACGAGTTTCACGTAACCATTTAACAATGCCAATAAAGACTTCTTTAGATAAATGATGAGGTGCAACACCATATTCAACAATAAAGCTGGGATACATACTAGTGACATCAGGGTCAGCAAGAATTTCACCAGATTCAGCCCAAATGACACGAGGATCATCTTTACTATGAAGACCACCTTTTGCCATTGTATAACCCTTATCATGAGAAAGAAATTCTAAAGATTGAAAACTCTTCCTCCACGTAGTAACAACGATTCCATTAGCAATAGATTCACGTTTAAGTTCACTTTGCTTAGGACTACCAAGACCGATATAAATACTATATCTCTGAATAGATTCAAGAATCTTCCTATAAAAAGGAGTCTTAAATTGAATACTATCTTTGACAACTTTACCAATAGGCACAGCACTACGTTCAGTTCGAAGATCAACAAACTCATAAGAAGGCATACCTGACCATTCAGAATAGAACTTAGTCATAAGATTTTTACCAATAGAACTACGTGACATATTACGTAGATCAATAGCATACATCTCACTTAGCTTAGCACGAAGATCTAATTCTTTCTGTTGATTTTTAACAAGAGCATCAGTACCTAGAACATCATTAATATTATAATCTGTTACAAGTGCTATCTCATCACGTTTGATACGATAACTCCAATGAATAGGTAAATCTTGAATACGATACCATTTCAGAACTATCATAACAGCTTTAAGAGCAACAAATGTAGCATCAAGATATAAAATCTTTTGAATATCAAAATCGGTAAAAGGACGGAAATATCTACGACCTTTATAAAAATCAAGAAGTCTACGATATGTTTTACCACCCATATCCTTATCAACAGCTTTCTGAGAATGCTCAAATAGAAATTCAGTTATATGTTGCTTCCTACCATAAGTATCTTCACGAAGACCAGTCTTCCAATCAAATGTAGGAGCATAATGAATGAATATATCAAGCATAGTCATATCATAGTTAAAACTATTATAACCAATGATAATTTTATGAGATTTAAAAAACATATAAAGACCTTCAATACCACTACTAATATTATTAGAATCATCCCATGAAGCAGATGTCATATTCTGACGTTCAAATTTATCTTCATGATAAGCTCTATAAATAATAAAAGTCTTAGCCCCCATAGCTTCAAGAATAAGACGTTTATCTTCTTTATTCTTAGCTATATCAGCACCAATATATAAATCAATAACGTCTTGAGGAATACCGTAAGGAATAAAAGCAACCTCAAACATATTGGGATAACATTCAATATCGTATATCCAACTAGTAGTTGGTGATTTATTAACATTCATTTATTTTAAAATAACCCATCGATTAACAAATTTACGATAAGCAATAACAGCAGTATCATACGCACGATCAAGATAACTATAATCATTATTCTTACGCATATATTCAAGACTCATAGTATAAATATGTATCTTACCATTAGGAAGCACATCAATACCTTCCCCACCTTTAGGAAAAGCTTTACCTCCACTAACAATAAAATATGGATCTTTACCATAAGTTATGAACATACTAGGTTCAACTCTAGCAATCTCTCTTTGAAGTCTAGGAAAACATTCAGCAATTGCTTTCGCATTAATAGTCTGAGATGTACCACATTTGACAACAGAAGTAATATACGATAAAGCAAGTAATTTCTTATCTTCAAGAATACGTCTAATGAATTTACCTGTGTTACCACTAAGTACGTATTTAGTCTTTCTATCAGCAGGACTAGGAGCAGCAACTAAATGTAGGATAGTTCCGCTCCCTTCCAGTCCTTGTCCCCTACTGGGGATTAGAGAGTTCCGCACACATAGATCACACTTATCACAATAATCATCTTCACGTAATTCATCAGACGTATCTTCAAACATATTAGAAAATCTCGTTTGCATCAATAATTACTTTTAGCAGCAATTCGTTCAAACAAACTACGTTGCATAAAGACAGTATGAAAAGATTCAGCATCTCTAAAAATCTTAACATCATATCCTTTTACATCATAATCATATTCGGTAGAATCAAACGAATACTTTTCACAATAAGCACCAAACGAAATAGGAGAAGCTTCAACAAGAACATCATCAATTATGTATTCAGCTTCACCTAACGCTTTATATTCTTCATCAGTTAATGCCATATCAATAACATTTAGTAAAACTTTGCAAACCCCAGTAGGGATGAAGGAGTGGTAGGGAGCGGAGCATCTGCAACTCAACGAGTATTCTTAGCACAATAACCGATAACATCGTACATGATATTATGAATAACAGCTTCAACACTATTATTTGTTTCATCATAAATATCAACATCCAAATCAGGATTGATAGCTTTAATCGCTCGTTTCGTATTAGTCAATACCTCTTCACCATCTTGAACTGTATTAAGTTCATATTGACAAAGAGTATTTCCATTAGACATTGTAACTTTAACTATAACCATAATATAATTAGATTAAAGATCAAACATATCAATAGCAATAATATCAGATATAAATATAATATGATAAAGATTATAAACACATTCATAACCTTTATCAAGATCATCAAATTCATCAGAATTTATATTATACTACATCTTATATTCTTGAAACGTACATCTAGTAATGATCAAAGCAATATCATTAATCAAAACATTTGTACAAATTGGCAATCTATTTTCTATCTTCTTCGGTAGTATCGGCATAAACAGAAGTTCCGTCTTCGTATTTCAGAGTTGAACAAACAACAGCAGTAAGATCATATCCCTTAAGATTAGCTCTAGCTTTAAGGAATTCCATCTTACCAACAGTATCAACATTTAAACCACTAGCAAACAAATGTTCTTCGAGAACTTGAACAGCACTCATAGAACATTGCTCAGCAACACAAGTAATAGGAACCATCCAACGATTATGAATAATACGTTGATTACTATCCATACCACAAGGAGCTGCCCAGCATTCTTTCAAGACATAAATCTTATCTATATCTTGAATTTGATCTTCGGTTATAAGCATAATTTAATGTTTAAATACTTTATCAAATTCATTTTCTTTCATAAGAGTCATATAACCCTTAACAGGAATATTAAGTGCAGATCTTTTAATAATAATACCTTTTGTACCATATCCTTGATCATCTATAGCAAGAATATAAATTTTATCATTACCTAATTTAGAAATGCAATCATCACAAAGATCTTCTATAATTTTTCTAGGAGCTTCTTCATCTCCTTTAAGTTTACCTAATAAAGCAATACCTATTTCTTTGCCACAAATAGGACAAACAGTAATACTTGGATTAACTCCATGTTTTTCACTAAGTATAATATTTTTACTCATAATTTTAAATAAGCATGTTTAGTAGCTCTACTCATAGCTACATAAAGAAGTCTAAGAGCTTCAGCAGAGTTACGTCTAATACGCTTACCCCACTTAGTTTGAAAATAGATAATATCATCAAGATCAATACAAACATTTTCAAAGGTAGAACCTTGGCTCTTATGTGCGGTTATACCATAACCATAATCAATATCTTTAGCAACGAGTCTATTCTTGTTAGCAGCATTAAGTCTATAGTCGGTCATAGTAAGATGAATATCTTTAAATCTAAAGTATCTAAACCATCTACTACGATCAGTACCAGTAAGAGCTTTATAATGAATTGCATTTAGCATAGCCCCAAAGTTATCCATGTTATTAGAATCCCAAAAATCAATGATCTTAAACATAGGAGTAACTTTACCATCAAATGCAGATCTCAATGTAATACAATAACAAGCAAGACCATTATCTGCTACATAATATCGAACATCATGAACAATATAATCTTCACTATTAATAATAATAGGAGATTTGTATTCATCAAATACAGTACGATATGCAGTAAACATATCATCTTTCGTTATCATACCTTGAGGATTATTCAGAACACCATCACGAATAAAAGTATTCCAAAATCCAATACAATCATTAGTAAAAGCAATAAGTCTAACATAATTAATATCCTTACTAAAGTTATCAGAACTAAACATTTCAATAACCTTATTACGGAAATCAAGTTTATTCATAATAGTAAAACCTTCACCTTGAGCATTAACAGCTTCACGAGTTTGAAGAATATACTGATAGAAATTAGCAGTACCATTAATCAAATCAGAGCGAATAATACCAAACAATTCAAGAAGAGGATTACCAACTTCTTGACGAACAATTTGTGTTAAACGAAATTGATGATCTGTATGAGTAAAAGTGGGACTAATACGATTATAAGTATCTTCTTCACCTTTTCCTTTAGCAACAACATAAGGAATCTGAAGTTCATCCCCTAAGAATAGGAGTTTACATCGACACTGAATAGCCGTCTTTATGAGTAGATTAAACAGACCAGGATTAATCATAGAACACTCATCAATAATGACAAGTCTATAACCTCTCATTTTCTGTTCACCTATAACCTTAAAAGAAGGATTCTCAATGTTATAATCTTCAATATCTACATCAGGTCTAAGACCACATAGAGATTGAATGGTCATACCTTTCTTACCGGAACTATTTTCAAGAACTCGAAGAGCTTTATGAGTTGGAGCTGTAACACAAACCTTTTCAACTATCAAATAACGTACAAGATGACGCATGATAAAAGTTTTACCAGTACCGGCATAACCACTAAGAGTAAAACTTATGGATTGTGATTGCCACCATTGCCAAATAGCATTAATAGCATCTTCTTGTTGTTCTTTAAAATAAGAAACATTAATACGTTTGGCAGACCTAAGTAGTGCATCTTTATTAAAATCAGAATTCATCTACAACAACAAATCTTTCAGATTTAAGACGATAATCAGGTTCACCATCAGGTTCATTAGGACAACAAGCATGTAAATTCATAGTAGAACAATTAGGATGTTTATCATTATAACCTCTAAAATTCACATCTATAAGATAAGAACCTTTTTCAGTTACATAAACTATACCAGATATAGTATCTCCTACAGCTTTAATTTTTATTTTAGGTTTATCTGTAGTATCCATAATTTAAAAGGGTTTTAAAATGTATTTACAAGCAACATCAATAGTATTGTAATAACGAACAAGCGGGTGAACAGGTTCAGTAGTTGTATACACATCAGCAACCATTTGTCTTCCGTTAATACTTTTGATAACAGCTCCTCCGTTAGGGAATATAGAAATTGTGACATCATAAACAATATCGAGAAACTCCAGAACCATCCCCAATTGCATACGCCAAGATAACGTAGTAGCAAATTCAATAAAATTACCACTACCATTAGTGACTTGGAGAAGATAACGTTGAAAAGCAATACTAATATCTTCATAAGGTTTAAGTAGGTTCAATAAAGACGTTTCCATCAGCTGTAAATTCTATATCGTTATTATTACAATACTCAGCAACATCTTCTTCACTAATCTCATAAAACCATTTATAACCTTGTTTTTCAAACTTAGCACAAAGAGCTTCATACCAATTAAGAAATATATCTTTAAGCTTAGTAAAATCTACAGAGTGCATCCAACTACTATCTTCAAATTCAACGGTAACTGTATGACAATAATTATACATTCTATTAAATTTATAAAAATTAATAGAATAAACACAATCTTCACAGCAAGCAACAAAGACTTTATCTAACTTATCAACACTATTCTTAATATAGGAAATCTCCATAGCTTTATTCCATGTAATACGACCAGTGAAACAAAGACCATCTCCTTGACAATTACCAAGACTATAATAAACCTTAGATTCTTCAACACCTAAAACATCAAGAGTATGCTTAACAGAATCAGTAAAATCTTGAGCATTACGTGTAATACTAAGAATATTACTTTTAGCAGCGTCTTTAGCACTATCACTAAGTTCAGCATACCTATAAACAGGCACTTCAATTTTAACTATCCTCATTTTGGCTCATTTTAGACCCATAGAGACACTTTGTATTAAAGTGAACCAATTGGTTTATTTCAATACAAAAATGCCTCTACGAGCTTGTATTAAAGCGTAGGCAGCTTCTTAATGGTTAATTCACTCCGGCGTTCCTCGGTAATATCCCGATGCTTAAAGATGTAGTGATTAACAGATTCTTGTTTAATGTTATCAAGAAGAAAATAAGTAAATTCTTTATCATTAAGAACAGTAGTAGTAAGTTTACCAAAGATCGGAAGACCTTCTCTAAAAGGAACAAAATTCTTGAGATCCGCCTTAGCTTGATTCATTTCACGAATTGTACCCGGAATCCAATACTCATTATCGAAACCACTAAATTGATGTTTCGGAATGTTTGTAATAGGAACAGAGATAGGAACAACGAGTTTAGCTTCATTGTTTGCTTCATCTTCTTCACGAACAGCAAGCCACTGATAATGATCTTGACCTTCAAGTTTACTATAAGTAGCTTTCCATTTGCTCTTATGCAAACGATAAAAAGCATTACCATTAGAATTAGCTTCAGATTTTGTTTTACCTTTAGCTTCAACAGTCTTTGCTTCACCACTTGCAACAAGATTCTTTAACGCATCAAAATTCATAACATTAAATAAATCATATTTATCTTTTTCACCAAGAGTTACATCGTTACGATTAACAAGAAGTTCTTCTTTCTCATTATCAATACGAGTAACTAAGAACTTAGAACCGGATTTCTTTTCTTTAACTTTAACAAGTCTTTTGGTAGAATCATACAAACTGTAACGATCAACAACTTCAAGACTTGTAATAGTAACAGTATCACCACTTTTAAGCATAGAATAAACCGGAGATACTTCACCGTATAGAAGATTACGACCTTCTTTAGTACGAATAAATTCACCAATATAAGATTCTTCTGCATCTTTAGCAAATGTAAGCATAGGAACAAAAATCTTCTTATAATTCCGATGATTAATGGAAATAGGATTCCCATCAACAATTGCAATCAACTTGATCACAGATTCGCCATAAGTACGAATAGCATCTTCACGAGTCATAGTTTGCTTAGCAAGCTTAATGACTTTACCGTCTTCGAAATAAAACGAAATAATCGCTTCATCGCCATTCATACGACTAACATAACCAAGATGATCATTGACCAACAAATACATCCCTTGCTTTAAATCAGCAGAGATAAGAGAATAAGTAAGATTTGCTTTCATATTTAAATTTCAATTTTCGTAATCGTAAAAATACCTTTAACACTTTTAGTAATAGCCTTTTTACAATAATCCAACAATTCATTATCTAATGGCTTAGTAAAGTCATATAGTTTAAATTGTTTAGGAAGTGTAACAAGCCTATTATAATTTTCATAACCATCTGTATAATAACAAATAACAGAAATTCGATTCTTAACCGACCATAACTGATTATTATACAGAGTGACAGTTTTGCTACCAATATTAACTTGAGAAGTATCAGCACTCTCATCAATAGATACAATAGTACCATAGATTCCCCTAGAGGTAACAACTCTATCACTAACAACAAAGTCTATTTCAGTCATAATATATACTTTAGTATTAGCATCACTTCACGTAGCATTTACAGACCCCAGTAGGACTGGAACGGGGTGGAGCTTAGAGCATACCTTTAAAATCAATAGTAACTACTTTATTATCTTTAACAGAATGAAGAATACAATAATCAAGTTCATTAATCGTATAATCAAACGCATTTGCAACAGCTTTAGGTAGTGTTTCAATTGCGGCTTCCCATCCGCCTTCAACAATTGAAAAGATACCACCTTTAGCACCACGAGATAGTGCAAATACACCTTGTCCTTTGAATCTATCAATAGTACCTCTGTTATTCATAACAGTATATCCACAATCTAGGCAATTACCCATAACATTGCTAGGATCGGCACTAAACTTATACTTACCACAACAAGGACAAACTTGAGTAATATAATGATCACGTTCTCTAGTAACAATGAGATTATTTTGAATACTCTCAAAAGCTTTTTTTATATCCATTTTGTATAACAATCACAAGGTTTACGACGAGTATATTTATTAGGAGTATTCCATTCTACAGAATCATATTGAATATAATCAGTATCAGGGTACATCTTTTCAATAGCAGCTCTCGTCGAAATATCAGTTCCATAAATGCGAACATATTTATTTCTAAGTCTTGTAGAACATGGAAATGTAAAATAGAAATTACCTTTATCACTTTCATGAATTTCAGAAACTTCTTTATGTGCATCTTCAAATCCACATATATTTGCAATATCAAGTCCGAGTTTTTGCCAATACTCTTTCTTATCATCAAATATCTCTTGAAATGTACGAGAATTATCATTTGAATTAAGAACTTCATCAACATCTTTAACTTTAAGTCGTAAATCAGCAATCTTAGCTTTATCTCGGAAGACTTTAGCATCTTCAATTGCTTTCTCAACTTTAGTAATAAAATGCTGTGATTTAACATTAGTAAAACCTTTATTAAATATTGCAGAATTGAAATAAATACAAACTAGACAACGAGGATCATTACCCCTACGCTGTCTAGATTCGCAATTACTGCATTCACCACTCATTATCTCACACCATTACATTGAGCAGTTCGGAACGTAATAGTACTGTCAATTGCAATTGTTTTAATTGTAATCGAAGGTATATCACAAAACAAACTATCAACAACAGTATTTAATATCTTTCGAAAGCTATCCCACGGACGAACAGAACGATGAATAGTTTCCCAGCAATAACTGTAAAACATTTCACGCTCTAAACAATCAGCAAGATATCTATGATCTTTACCGCCTTTATCTAAGTGATAATTAATAGCCTTATCAATATCACTTTGTTGAATAACAAATGTCTTTAGATTTTCCTTTTTCGCCATATAATAAGAAAGATTAATAAATAGATTAATAACTACGTTTGAAACTCAAACATCATAAAGCCTACAAAGATAAGCATTAATTTTGACTTAACCTAATAATCAAACACTTATCTCGGTGATAATGCAGTTACAGATACGTCTTGCAATAGACCTACAACTGAACAAAATGATTCAAATGCGAATGCAATTAATACTATTCCACCTAAAATGAATAATGATACCACTAATGTTATCATCATTTGAACGTACCAAACCATTTTCATTAGGTGATAATACATATAACCTATTGAATCCACTAAAAACATAACTAATACAATTAGTAATGCTACTGTAAATCATAAAATAATAAAATGTACAATCATTGATTCTCTTGTCTTTTTCTAATTACATTGTTAATAAATCTGAGGATCTTCTTTTCAGCGTTCTTTCTATTTAACGCCTGCACGTAAACGCATTTGTCCTCGTAAATGACGCTACGTGTCTTCTTAGTACAATTACCTTTAGACGTCCATATTAATTGCTCTTTAACTGTTACTTTTGCGGGTTTTAATTCTCCCGTTTCTGTGTTAAATTGCCATAATGTTAAACTCGGTCTATATTTTATTGAACCTATGTACTTGTACTCTTGCTGCACTAGCTTTACAAATTCGATCTTATCCTTATCTGGAAATAAGTTAGGTTTAAATATATCACTGTTCATGCACTTGATAAATGTATTCTATTTTAAATACTACGGCTTTTCCATCTTTACGTCCACCCGGCAAACATCGACACCCTTGACAATCTTGTAATAACTTTAAATCACATTGTATTGCTGCACATTGGAATGCTCGTAAAGATGATTCTTCTGCATATACCAATGCTTCAAACTTTTTTGTTGTACCTTTTCTTATAAGTGGTACTACGTGTGGTTGATTATCAACTGGCACATACGTATAGTTTGTTGCATCTACTTTAAATTGAGATAGAAACTCTTTAGAATATTCCATATACTCATACTGTTACAAGCAATGCAGTACCCTGTGGTAGATACATCATTGGTGTTACATGTAATGGTGTAAACTTCATCTTAGCTGATGATAATATCTTTTTAGCTGTATTAAATGCTGCTGCATCTTTAAATACAACTACTGCGCTATTAGCATCATTGCTACGAATACTAACAACATCCTTAATGGTTGCTTTGTTCACTTGTGCTACTTGTACTTCCATAATTACAATTTATTTAATTAATAACTGTTTGTATCCTTTTATTCTCATTCTTCTAAACGCACGTTCGGATACAGTTAAACCTACGTTAGATAAGTTTAGTCTTGCTAACTTTAATGCTTCTTTATCTTTGAATTTTATTTCTACCTCATTGAGATCTTTTTCTTTCACAGATACAACAGCTATTACTGATGTTGTACATGATTTTGATTTTATTTGTATATACATCTTTTAAGGCATTATTGCGATTATTTGTGTTTGTTTAAATTCTAATGTTAATGAAATCACAAATTCATAGTTTATATCTGCTCCTTCTAATTCATATTCTGCATCATTCTTTGCGTCTAATGATGCGAACGTAACTCGTGTTTTATTAAAGTATGTTTCTATTTTGTCTACTTTAGTTAAACATACACATTTCTTTGATTCAATATCTGATTTTGCACTTGATGCTACTATTACAAATATAAAATTTTGCGTTTACTTTTATTTATAACCGATTTTACCATACCGGAAGTTAGACTTGAAAATGCCGTTTAAAACGTTTGAATTTGCTTTCTGTGACCTTAATTATATGGAGACAACCGAGAGGTCATCTCCATTAAATAAAGGCTCATTCTCAATATATGGCGGTCAAATCTTTACTATCAGTATTACTAAGAGTATTGCTATTATTGCCAATAACCATATTCTTGTTGCTGCTGAATATCTCTTTTCAGCTTCTAAGTACACTTGAAGTTCATCATCATTCACATAGTCAAATAGATATTTGAAATGTGCTGCTAAGTAAAATACAAATGGTACTAAGAAAAACACTAAACAATACAATATTTCTTCTATCGTATCATGTGTCTTGATATATCTTTTAATTTCTTTGGTTGTAAGAAGTTTCTTTCTCATAATGGTAATGCAATTTAATATTATTCTATATGTATTGCTCTTTCACAATAACTTTCTGTTGGTTCAACATTATACGGATCATATCCCCATATTTCTTGCATACGATTCGTATATTCTTCATAATCTTCTATACAATCATCCTCTTCATCAAAATAATGAAATTGAACATGAGATTCCTCATTAATTTTTATAGGCTTCTTCTCATATTTCTTTTTACGTTCTTCTGATTCGAGATTGTATATATACAAACGGAATAATAGAAATAATATTAATACTACAGCTAAAAATCCTATAAATGTCATAATTATTAAATATTAATATTAATACTACTTACGATGTTTCTCTCGATACTCCAATATTAATGGAGGTACAATTGCTAAAAATATGAATACTAATGCTCCTACTATTTCTTCTGTTGTAAAATAATCTTCCATTTCTAAAGTTATTACTATAGGGATGCTAAATGCTGCTCCTTCCAGTCCTTGTTCCCTATTGGGGATTGGAAAGCTCTACCGATTGTTAAAAGTCTTTACGAATATCTTCTTTGATTCTCTTGATATTACAAGTTTATGAATAATTGGATATTCTTTTATACTTATTCTTGCGAATTTACAAAAATCTTTGATTTTATTTCTTACTTTATCTGATGTTGCTTTTATTTCTATTGTTTCATCTGATACTACACATTCGGTATCTTTGTGACACAATATTTCCATTGTCACATTATACCTTACACATACTATAGTTAATCTTATAACCATTATTGATAATATTAAGATTAATACTCATCGTCATTCAGTCTCTCTAAAAGCTCCTTTGTTGTTATATTGGATTCTTTTATAGATACTTCTTGTAATTCACTCGGATCTATTATTAATTCTTTTTCATCTACGAATTCTGTTACAGGTATGTTGTTTCTTCTAAGAAACTCTTGTACTCCGTGTCTTGTTCGTGACGATGTTAATTTAAGAACTAATTGGTAATCTACCCATGATATTGATGCTGTTACTGGAACTAACCATTCTGCTTCAATATCAGTTATAACTATTCTTAGAGTTCTCGATGTCATGTTTCCATTGTTCTAATTGGTTTTTATACTCTAAGTGATTTATCTCATACTCTTTGTTTCCACTGTCCATTGCAACTGCAATTAAATTCTTATTTAATGTTACAATTGATTGGTCAATTTCTGCTGAATACGAGATAAAATGCTTTGCTTCTCTATGTACTAAGAATAATATTGAATCACTTAAATTATTTGCAATAGCTTTTGCTGCTTTCTGTTTAGTGAATATTAATTCGTTTCCATATACTACGAATACATCATAAGTTACTGCTATGACTTCATCTGTTATTCGGTCTTTAATATATACTACCATACGCTTAATGTTTTAAATGAAACTAATACTATAAATTCAATGAGATATAGTATTAGTTATAAAGCTTAAATAATTAATCTAAAAATATCTAAATTTACTTCAAATCATATTGATGCTAATTCGAAGTATTTTGATATTTGGAATGTTAATGTGAATTGTTTTGAATATGCTTAGGATTTATTGCGAATATTTCTGCGAATATTTCTAAAGCATTTAATAGCTCACTGAATACTGTATACTCTATACTCCATACTCTTAATTATATTCAAATTGCTTTATTCTGCATTAATTATACTGAATATAACATTGATACAATTGCAAATATTAAGAGTTTTGCGAATACTCATTCTGATTCTAATTCAAATAATTCTGATATTCAAGGTTGAGATTTTAAAACTATTTGAATTAATTTTGAATCTAGTGCTAATGCTTTGAGTCTTTCAACTGCATATACTCTAATGCTTACTCTAAATTCTTTAAAGATTCAGATTCGCATTTTGAAGCATTTTGCATTGTTTCTAGTATTTCGCATATAAATTCTAGGCTTTTAATTGCATCTTTTCTACAGTTAATTCAAAACTTTTTACAACTCTCGATATTCGGTGTTCAATATTTTGATTTTAATTTGCAATTACTATTATAGCTTCGCAGATTTTATTTCCGTAAATTCAGATTCTAATTCAAAACTTTTTGCAGCTTTAGATTGTAGGCATGAAACACTTTGATTTTAATTTGCAATATTTGAATGTCAGAGAGGCGCGTGAGAAGACGTTTTTGAAGATGATATTGCGAATGGTTGTGGAGATACTGCTAAAAACGCCATTTCTACTCCTCATCCTCACTCTTAACCTCAAACCCAAACTGTCTACATTTCTCCCGTATCCACTCATTAATATTCGGTTCATACTCCGCCCATTTCGCAGCTTTCTCTTGCAATTCAGCAAATAAATTCTGTCCTAATGCTTCAACTTCTTTAATATATTCCGGGTACATATACTTATCTAATTTGTCTAATGTATCATATACCTTCTGATATTTCTTAGACAATTTCGATTGATCTTTCAAATACCTGTAAATATATAGAAGCTTCACAAAGTCTTCAAGTTTGAACAACGTCGATACTTCGTAAGCCACTTCCAACGTCTCAACTGTCGGTATTGTTTCACGTGAAACATCAAGATGTTCTTCTGTTAATGCTAAGGCTTCAAGCTGTTTACAGCGTTTAAATTCAAGTATTTCTTTAGTAATATTATCAATGCTTCGAGCATATTCAGATTTACTTAAATCATCTTGCATATCAGCAAGCTTAGCATTAATTATCTTAACATTACGCTTAAATTCTCTAATAGTATTATGAGTTAACTCGATGTCATTACTGCGTTTAATAATAGCATCATAGAAATTATCTTTAATAACCGGAGAACGATATGTACCTTTTGTACTTAGAGTAAGTGCAAATATATCCGGAAGTGTGACAATCTCCTTATAGTCTTCTCTATCTTTAAGAACGTAATCAAGAAGATTAGCTTCAAGATATTGTGTTAAAAATTTACAACTCTGTGCATTTGAATTAGAGAATCTTATATTCACTTCATCAGTATTGATGTAAAGTAAATCATAAGAAATATCAATAGTTTGACCTTTATAAATAACGTGTAATTTCATGATCATTAGTCGGATTAATTAAGTAACAAAAAGAAGAGGCAGCACTGAGAGTATACTCAGCACCACCTCACGGAATTTACGCAACTTCTTCTGCTTGTTCAGTAGCAACAGCTTCAACCGCTTTAGGCTTAGCAACAGCTTCACGTTGCTTACGAGCTGTCTCGATGTTCTTGATGAAGCCGGAAACAATATCCGCACCAACACCAAGTTTACCGAATACACCGATAAGACCTAAGCTACCAACATTGTCAGCACCTGCAAAGCTGTTGAATGTCTTTGCATGATACGTCCATTCCTTGGTATCAGGGTCGATATAACCGGTCTCACCTGCAATATTCTCATCAATGCTGAAGTTCACAACATTACCTGCGAATATAATCGCATTAAGACCGTATTTGTCATACTGATCATTAGTGATGTAAACATCAACAAGTGGAGCACCATTCAGAGGATCAACACGAACAATCCGACAATCATGCCGAAATTTACCTTCTTCAAAGTCGTCTTTGTTGATTTCTTTAATAGAGATAATTTCACCGATAACTGAACGTCTCACTGGATTCTTTAATTCATCTGCCATAACTTTAGAATTTAAAAGGTTAATAATAGGTATATCAATTATAATAGCAATTATTCAATATTACTATTAGTTTCTTCAATAAGCCATGTAAATAAAGATTTGATTTCTTTATCTATAAGATCGTAAATTTCGTTTGTATCTGAAATCATAGTATTATTATCAATATTATCAATAACAGATTTAATAGCTTCAATTTTAGCATCACATATCATTTGTTTTGCAATATTATTTTTGAGAACATAGCTCATAATAATGAAATTCAAATTTTCATTCATAATCTCAATATTTAAATGCTAAACAATACAAGACGATCACCACGACCGCCAATTACAATAAGGGGTTTAGTCGTGTTGATTAGACGGAGTTTGTAGGGTCTAAAAAAAATAAGAGTAGCACTAATAGCACTACTCTTAACACATTAAGATTCTAATTCATCTAATAATGCCTCAGTAAAAGGATTAATCTCGATAGAATCTTCACCATTAACTTCATAGTAATCACTCATAGCTTAATTGAATTTATCAGGTTTAATAATAGATAGCACAACAACTGCAATAATTGCACCAATAATGCAACCAATAAATACATCACCATCAATAACTGATGCAAACCAATCAGCTAAACTCTCAGCAGCTGATAATAAGAAGAGCACCACCAATATGATGATGCACTTCAATAACGTCTTTAATACTCTCATTTGTTTAACTCTTTTAATTCATTATACATATCCTTAATACCATGCTTAGCACAAGCAATCAACAAGTTAATATCATTAGTCTTAACAACATCAATCACTTGCTTGTGTGTAGTCGTGTGAAACTTCACTTCTTCATTGATGTCTTCATCATCAATATACTGAGTAACATCAGCTATGCAATCTTTATAGACTACATCAATAATCTTACCAACAAGACCATCAATCTTATCAAAGATCTTCTTACCAATGAACAAGCGTTCAATAGTATTACCTTCTAGATCATTGCAATCAATCAGATAACGATCTTGATAATCCTCAGTGTCTTTAAGAACAGCAATTGCATTCAATACGATTGCATTCATCTTCTTAACTTCAGGAGCATTAATCATTGTATTCATAAGATAGATACGATTCACCTTAGCATCGTGAGGTTCAAAATTAATATTTATTTTAATTAAATCCATGCTATCAAAAGAAGATAGTCGTGAGATAATAGAAATTGTAACTGCAACATCTCTATGGAAAATTGCAGTTCCAATTCGGAAAATCATTCCTCATGAATCATTGACGGGGGGCATTCCCCCAAGCATTACAAGGGGGTGCTGTCGTATAAGGAGGTCCCCGTACACAGACTTTCACGCCCGACCTAAAGTTCAGCAACACCGTCTTAAAAACTATTGAAATAGCCATCATTAAAAGCCTTAGAATTATCAAAATCAAAACCAACAGAAACACCATAAGATTCAAAGCTATAAATAGTGCCACTAGAAGTCCAAGAATAACCGATAGAAATATAAATAGAAAGTGCCTTAGAATTTGCAATAGAAAACTGATAAAGATAAGCTTGTGCAATAAGAGCCATAGAAAAGATAGAAAGTTCTGCCCCGCTTATATTCAAAATTCCTTGAGTAATTGCAATATCAAAAGAATTAGAATAAGCACTTAAATTACTCTGTGTACAAATTCGAGTATTAGAATTTGCAATGTAAATCGAATAAGAAGTCTTGCTAATATTCAAAGTAATTTGAGTAATACTAAAAGCATACTAAATACAATCTGCATTAGCTTTAAAATTAATTAGAGTAACATTAAGACAATCAGCATAAGTATTATCAAAATTCAGTGTATAATTTGCCAAAAATGTAAGCCGAAATGTGGTAACGTTGATTCTATTACAGATAATATTACAAGTAATATCAGAGTTACTCTAAGTAGTAATAGTATTAATACTACCGGTATTTATAATAACTTTGATGAGCCTTGTAATCCCCAGTAGGGAAATAGGTGTGGAAGGGAGCAACATTTTGCTATTACTCATGGTTATTCTAGTATTACTAAAGATACTTCTACCACTGCAAAACTTATGAATCTTACTCATGCTTATTCAAAATATATTGAAGATGCTTATACCAACTCTGATAATACGGGTGATGATGCGGATGTTCCGCGCGTCACCAGTCCTTCTTCCCTACTGGGGTCTGCTGATCGTTACAAAGCTCCTAGAGTTGGTAGTTGCAAAGCTATTCAAGATAGTATTGTTACTCTAAGTATTACAGATGCTTTTCGTAGCTTTGTTACATTTTGCATTGAGCGGGGTGGAACTCCTATATATACTCTAAGTTTACTTAATGTTACTCTAAGTATTACTAAAGATACTTAAAAGAACTTAGAAGGGCATATACTTACTAAAGGTAATACTATTATATTTAAAGCTATTTTAAGTAGCTTCGGGGTGCTTTGTAAAGGAGAGAAGAGGGAGGAAAAGAGAGGGAGAGAAAAGGGGAGAAAAGAGGGGGACTATAGGGGGTAATAAGAGGGGATATGAGTAGGTGAGTATTGGTGGGTGATAAGAGGTTTATTTGAATATAATTAAAATACATATTACGGACGGACGAATTTGAAGTAGTAATACTGTCATTGATATTACCTTTGGTAATCTTTATATATATCTTTATATATATCGCAAAACTCTGCATAGCGCACACGTGCGTGCGTGTATATAGACAAAGGTATGAATGTGGTAGTACTGCGAATGCTTTGCATATTGATTCGAAGCATTTAGAAGAACAAGGCACTGCGTGCGTGGCTGCAAATCCGGGTGAAGACGCTAGTACTATTAAGATTTCTATTGAATACTGCCTTTGAAACAGAAAAATATAAGGTTTAGAAAAAGATATTCAAGTAATCCCTTGTAATATCTAATTTATTTATATCTTTGTGAGTGACCTTTTACTCATAATGAAGTCGGGAGTACTGACTACTGCTGTAACTGAAGACATCGCTGCTATTGTTGGTACTCCCACTATTATTAATGATAATTTTATTACTCTCATTTTATACTTTGTTTCACATTGAGGACGTGTTGGATAAAGATTTTCCGTTTCTGTCATTTGCCCTTTTGAAGACCGTCCTCCTTTTAAACCTACTATGTACACTGTTACAGTTAGTGCTACGTTAATGTTGTATAATATTATCTTTTATACTGACGCAGGTCTTTGTAGAGGTTATGAGATTGTGCCTATTAACATTGATTATCTTATAAAGTAAATTATTTAAACTATGGATTCAATTCAAACTAAAATCGAAGCTATTAAAGCTGATAAGAATAATTTTAAAACAGCTTGTGTTGCGCCGGGTTCTCTTTGTAATATTAAGGTTAGCGAAGGTCGAGTTATTATTGCAAATCAATATAAGATGTCTCCGCTTGAAGTAACTGATGTTATGAAAGTCGATAGAGAAGTTCCTAAAGCTACTTATTGTATTGCTATTCCTGACAATATTCCGCCGTATATGCTTGGACGTGAAGTTGTTCTTGATATGTCTTATGGTGGCAAAGGTGTACCTCTAAGTCATAAGATTAAAAATCTTGACAAAAAGCTTATTGATGTTCTTGGTGGTGATGATAACTTTAGAGTTGTCGAAAATCGTCCGGGTCTTAAAGATCGTAGTAAGCTTATTGTTGGTGAAGATGGTAAAGTTGAATTTTGGGAATGTAATCTTATTTCTCTTAATCAAATTGGTGGTGTGATTTATTAATTCAATTCTGTTATGGCTAAAGGCGCTAGGTTATTTCCTCTTCAAGTCACGAGACTTTATGAGAGAATGGTTGCAGTTGTAGATCGTAAAAGAAAGGAACCTACTAAGATGTATTATAAGACCAAAAAAGGTCGTCATTTTATTGAACGTTATACTCCCGAACAGATTTGGTGTAGAGACTTTCTTACATTTATTCGTAATAAAGAAGATTTTGAACGTTTTCTAAATGATATTGCAGATAGTCAGTGGATGTCTATTCTTACTGCAATGCAACGTGTGGATAGAGAGATTGAAATACCTTCCTTTGGTAAACATTGGATTCATCCTGAAACTTATGATATTTATGCTGAATGTGGTTTTGATTTTAATAAAATGACTTCTTTACCATATGAATATATGAAAGAACGTCACAAAGCGTTCTATGAACGATTACGAAAGAAGCTATTCCTTAAACTTACTGATAAAGCAGCTTATGACGCAGATTATACCCAGAGACTTGCCGATCTTCTTCGACGAGGAAAAGCATAAATATACTGACGCTCTTGATAGAGAGTATATATCTACTACTACTATTATTGGTAAGTTTGTAGAACAAAAGGATTGGAAAGCTATTGCTGAAGCTTGTGCTAATATTGGTAGTCGTCCTGTTCCTCCTACTCATAGAAATTATAGTAAATATATTCGATATAGAGGTAAGACTGTTAAACAGATTCTTGCTGAATGGAAGATTGAAACTGAAAAGGCTTGTGCTAAGGGAACTGAAAAGCATAATTTCCTAGAACAATGCGTGAAAAGATGTAACAACTACTATTTAAATGCGAATGGTTTTATCGATGGTCGTATTTATACAGTAGATGATATTATAAGAACTCATAGTTATGGCAGACTCGATCTTGATTATTTTCGAGTTGTTGGTATTGCTGATAGGTATCCTCAAATTTACGAGTTTATTAAGGATATGACTTCTATGGGATTTGAGATCTATGCTGAGATTGGTGTTTATCATCCAGAATATTTGATTTCAGGTCTTGTTGATATTTTATTTGTTAAAGGGGATGAGTTCTTTATTCTTGATTGGAAAACTAATAAAGCACCTATTCGATTTGAAGGTGGATATTGGGCTAAGAAAGCAGATGGTACTATTGACTTGGATAAGTACATTGTTACTAATGAAACTATGTTGTTTCCTATAAATCATTTACAGGATTCTACTGGTATTCATTATTCTCTTCAATTAAGTATGTATGATTATCTGATTGAACAATGGGGGTTTAAATGTCTTGGTAATATGCTTTGTCATATTAGGACTATTGAGAATCCTTTGATTCCTGATGATATGCCACATGAAGAGGTTGTTACTTTTGTTGATATTAAATACCTTAAAGCTGAGGTTAAAGCCATTTGTGATTATAGACTTGCTCAATTAAATAAAGAACGTAAAGCTAATACCAATTTGTTTAACTATAATATCAAGTAAACTATGAGTGAATTAACGAATGCTTTAATTACTTATGATGACGTCATAGCTAAGACTAATATTGATGTTCTTCGTAAGATTGCTAAAGTTCATGACTTTGCTATCTTTAATAAAGGTAACTACAATCTGAACATTTGGGGTATTAGATGTAATACTGTTGATACAGGTACATTTAATGATCTTCTTCTTGTATTCTATAAAGTTAATGATGCCAATCCTAAGATGAATGGTAAATGGACTTATGATTGGTTTTCAATAACTACTGATCCTTCTGATTTAAATCTGATTAAACCTATAAATTCTAAAGGTTGTGCTATTTTAAAAGAAGGTCAATTTAGAAATGCCTTTAAAATTGGAAAGCATAAAGGCGATTATCCTGCACTTGTTCAAGTTAAACCTCTTCCACTTTATCGTGATAATAACCGAGATAATAAACTTGATTTATCTGGTCGTATTAGTTACGAGATGGCTGGTATTAATATACATCGTGCTTCTAAGTGGAAAATTATTCGTACTATCGGTCTTTATTCTGCTGGTTGTCAAGTTTTTGAATCTGTTAGAGATTATGAAGATAAATTTATGCCATTGGTAAATAAGGCTAAAGATTTATATGGTAATTCTTTTACTTATACTCTTACTAATATTAAAGAGTTCAAATTATGAAAATAGATTTTAAAGGAGTGTTGATAGCACTCCTTTTTTTAGCTCTATGTTTTACTAATATTATTCAATGTAATGAAGAAGAACGAATACCGACAACCGATATTTCTTATCATACTTTGGATTCTCTTGGTAGGGTTATTTCTGCTTTGGAGAATTACGCTATAAAACAAGAACGTCTTATAGATAGTCTCAAAGCTAATACAAATAAAACTATAATTAAATATGAAACAGATATTAAGAACTTCTCTAATGTTTATGTTGTTTCTGATGATAGCATCGCTCGATATATACGGCAGAGAATTGAAAGTCTTTAAAGATACTGTTATTACATATACTCTTGAAGATAATCGTAAAATTGCAATTCTTCTTAAACAAGGTGAATATGATGCAGCTTTATGTAAATCTTTAAAGAGCATTATTATTAAGCAAGATACTCTTATTGATGGTTTGAAACATATTCTTTATACTCTTACGAATCAAGCGAACGTTTATAAGCAATCTATTGTTGAACTAGAAAAGAGTAATAAAGATATGATTAAAGATCTTAAGAAGTATATGCGTCGTTCTGCTAAGTGGGCTAAAATCGGTGGTGTTTCTATTGGTTTTAATGTTATGTTTCTAACTTTATTGATTCTAATATAAAAACAGTTTTTCTTAATCCTTTTCTTCCTACTGATTTAAATGAGAAAGTAACATCTGTCAGTTTTAAGATTGGTTCTTTTGATTATATAGCTAAACACGCTAATGTCAAAACTACTGAAATTGATTTTGATAAACGTATCATACAAATCAATGATGCTTTAGATTCAACTGCATCTCTTAGAGAACTTGTTAGAGCATTCTTTATTATTGTTGCTTATGAGCTTAATTTAAATGCCGAATTTCCAAATAGCGAAAAAGCTCATCTTGATGATATTGCAATGGCTCATTTGAGTTTCTTATTTACTCATTGGTGGGATGATTCTACTTTTGATTGGGAATATAATACTGATTATCCTAAGAGTTTTAAGGTTGGTTTAGTTATCTATAGAGTCTATAATATGACTGAGGTTTCTTATCAATCTACTCAAGGAATACAATATGGAGTTTCTGATCACGTTCTTGGTTTAATCTATATTATCCTTAGAGATAGAAGTAAAGATATTCCTAGTTCTATAAGAACTCAAACGTTTTGGCATGAGTATGTTCACTGTTTATTTGTTCAAGCTAATGAAGATTATGCGAATGATATTGAATATGTTGTAGATGCTTATGCTACTCAAATTTGTGAATTTATGAGACAATTTTCAAAAATTAAAAATTAACATATAATTATGAATAAAGCTTTTATAACAGTTACTCCAGATACAGGTCAAAATAATGGAACTTTATCTGTTAATGCTGATAAAAATGAGAATTATGTTAGTAGATATGCTACATTTAAGGTTGAGGGAGAGGGTATTACTAAATCCGTATCAATAGAACAAGATCCTAATCCTTATATTTATATTGATTGTGGATATATATTTTCTAATGCCAATATACAAGAACCTTATAAATTAATTCATGAGGGTGATATTACAGTTTTGATGTTTGATGTAAAATTTGCTAATTTTATATTAAGCTCAAGGCATCTATTTATTATTAAAAATGTATCTAGCTTACAAGTTGAATTTAATAATCCTGTGATTAGTTCTATAAATCTTACTTCTAATAGCCAGTCTTTAGGTAATATAGTTTTAAATGGATTTACTACAAAGGTTGTTCCTAATTCTGAAAATGAAGGTACAGTATTATATATTGTAGATATAACTCCTGCTAAGCTTAATGAAATTGTTGCAAAGATAAATTCTGCGCTTGATGCTTCTACTACTGGGAGTATAAAGATAGCTATATTTATTAAAACAACTGGTACACAAGATAATTTAGTTATACTGATTAATGTAATTTAATATTATATGAAAAAATCTTTTATTACTGTAAGTCCTGATTCGGGACAAAATGATAATATATTAAATATTGTTTGTGATAAAACGACTTTATCTACGAATAGAAAAGAAGTTCTAAATGTTGCTGGGGGGGGGGATATCTAAAACTATAGATATTTTTCAATCAGGTGTATTATATCCTATTATTGATTTAGGATTTATTATTGATGGTACTATTAGTGGAATGGATTTTGAAAAAAGATATACTGAATCTTCTAAAACTTTAGAAGTTGTATTTAATTATCCTAAGACTGCATTACTCTCATCTAGTTATACTTATTTTGGTGTTTTTAATTTAGGTGCATTTAGACCGGAAGTTGTTATAACTACAGGTTGGTTTATTGATACTATTGAAATAACAGTAGTTGGTAATTCTCCTAAAACGTTTACTTATACGTCTGATGGAAGTACTTTTATTGATGACTATTTTACCGCTGGTCAACTGGTATATCAGAAGCCTTATAATTATAATTTAGTTAAAACTATGATGAATGATATTAGATCTTTGGGAGGAGAAATTATTGTTACAATGAAGAGTTCTACTTTAGATCCTACAATTTGTATTTGTGATTGTATTATTAATCCATAAAATTAATTATGAAAAAAATCATTTGTAACTGTTACTCCTGATGAAGACATCGGAAATAAAATATTAAGTGTTGGCTGTGATGCTTATAATGATGCTGATGATTAAGAAGAAGATATTATTGTATCAAGAGAAATAACTGAAACTATTAATTTGATTACTAATAATATATGGTAAAGTAATAGTTATTATAAAGATTTTATTTTGTCATTCTTATGTTTTGTATTTAAGAAGTAATTCTTATATTTGCCCGTATCATTAAGTTGGTACGGGCTTTTTTGTTGCTCGTAATAAAACAGATAAAATTATTGATTATGGCATTACATGTATGGTTAGTTGAAGGTTCTAAAATTATTCTTAATATAGAGCAGATTCTTAAAGTTCCTGTTCTTGCTAAGATATATAATGATTGGCATAATGATAGAGAGCTTATGTATAAAATATTTAAGTTTATTGATTGTTATGCTGATGAAGACGGATATATTCATCGTAATGGTTTAAAAGATCAAAAGGCTTTTGATTATGCTATTGAGGTTACTCAACTTAATTCAGACTTTAGACCAACTAAAGATATGATTGAAGCTATCAATTGGCTTGTTGAGCATAATATCAATTATGTTGGACAGATGTTCTTTGAAACTGTTAATGCTCTTCAAGCTGGTAAAGATCTTATGGCTGTTATGAATAAGAATCTTCGTAATGACCTAAAGAAAGACTCTTTTACTAAAGAAGAGATCGGTGGTATGCTCGGTTATATGCGTGAGATTACGAAGATGGGTAAAGACTTACCTAAATTTATTGCAGAACTTAAAGAATCAGAAGATAATTACGTTAAGTCTAAACTCAAGAAAACTATCGTTCGTGGTGGTGAAGAGCTTGCTGCTTCAATGGATGTGCATAACAATATAGATAATGGTGTTGGTGGTGGAATAGATATGATTGATTAAGCTATGAATAGTAAATATGAGTTTTTACAAGATGCTATTGATAACTTTATGTTTATTCATGCTTATTGGAAAAATAGTTGTGATGGTATCAATGCTGCTCCTGAGAATAAATGGGGCTATAAACGTGGAGATATTCCTTTTATAGATTATCTCTGTGAAGATAAAAGTAAATATCTGAAAGCATCCGAGGGTATTAGTTATATTACTAATAAGCCTTTATATGATCCGGATAATGATTTTCTTATTGGTAACTCTGGTGGTATTCTTATGAATATCGATTTCATTGTTATTAATATAGAAAGACTTTCTAAAGCTGCTGATACTTTTGATGAATATGGTACGTATTGTGATTATGACCCTAGTACTCCGGCTTATGAATCATTTTGGCAAAGAGAAACATCTCGTCGTAAGAAAGGTGTTTTTATTAAAGCTAAACTTTATTATAAAGATATTCCTAAGTTCTTTGATGCTAATACTACTGATGAGGAACGTGAAAGTTTACTTCAACCTTTACGTATAACCGGTGCGCATTATACTTATCTTAATTATGGTCGTATTGAACGTACACCTAATGATAAAGAACGTGCAAGACTTAAACGTGAAGGTGCTGAACACGTTGAGACTGTTATGGGTTTTCCTCGTTATTGGGATGGTGACTATTGGAACTTCAAAATAGATGAGTTTATTGCTAATAATAAGTTTCATCTTACTAAGGCTAAAGCCCGTCGTAAAGGTTTCTCATATAAACGTGGTAGTCAAGCTGCAAATACAATTAACTTATTTCCGAATGTTACGGTAACTCTTGCTGCTGACCAATTAGCTTATCTTACAGATAAAGGTGCTACTACGTTTATGGCTAAGAAATGTCTTGACCATTTTGAGGAACATACGTTTTGGAAACGTGGATTCATATCCGAGTCCATTGATGACATCTTATTGGGTTATAGAGTATCCAGCAAAGGTTTAAAAAATTTCGGATGGTTATCTAATTTATATTCAGTTGCTATCGGAAAAAATGAAAGTGCTGCTGTTGGTAAAAAAGCCATAGAAATAGATTTTGAAGAAGCCGGTAAATGCTTTTTAGCAGGAACTAAATTTGTAATGTTTGATGGTTCTTTAAAAAATGTTGAAGATATAGTTGTTGGTGATATTCTTATGGGGCCTGATAGTACACCTAGAACTGTTCTTGCAACTACTAGTGGATTTGATGATATGTACAAAATTATTCCTACAAATGGAATACCTCATACTGTAAATAGTAAACATATCATTAGAACTATTTTTAAAAGTACGACTAATATTATAAAAAATATAACTGCCCCTGAATATATAGCTCATATAACTAAAACCCCTAGAGCTAAAGAACTTTATGGTCTAGAAAGAATTGGTATTGAATTTAAACATAAAGATGTTATTTTAGATCCTTATATTTTAGGCGTTTGGCTAGGAGATGGAGATAGTTATGATAATGATATTTGTTGTTCTGACATAGAAATTATTGAATATCTTAATGATTATATTAAAGGAAAACATTTACAACTATCTATTAGTAAATATAATAATACTGATAAAGCTATTAATGTTGGTATTAGAAATATAGAAGGTTATAATGTGAATGTTTTTAGAAACGCACTCAAAACTCTAAATCTATTTAATAATAAACATATACCTGATGATTATATTAAGAATGATAGAATTGTTAGACTTCAACTTTTAGCTGGACTTATTGATACAGATGGTTATTTAGATGTTAAAAAACATAATTTCGAAATAACGCAAAAACGTAAAAATATTGCTGATGCTATTGTTTATATAGCTCGAAGTTTAGGTATTAAAACATCTGTTAGTGTTTTACATCATGGTTCTAAGACTTATTATAAAGTCAAACTTCTTAGTAATTGTGATATGATACCGACTAAAGTTAAACGTAAACAATGTCCTGTTCATAAAAAAGCTTTAAATTCTAACAAAACTACCTTTGATATACAGCGTGTTGGTTATGATAAATATTATGGATTTGAGTTAGATGGAGATCATTTATGTTTACTTGAAGATTTTACAATTACACATAATTGTCCTAATCTTCAAAAAGCTCTTGATGTTACTTTATCAAATACTGAATCTGGTGCTATATCTGTAGGTACTATACGTGTTTATGGTACGGGTGGTACTAAAGGTGCTAACTGGGCTGCATTTAGTAAAGCCTTTTATAATCCCAAAATGAATAAGATGCTTTGCATGGAAAACGTTTGGGATATTAATAAACGTCATGAAGTATGTGGTTTCTTCTTTCCACAAGTATGGGATTGTGAACCTTATGTTGAACGTGGTAATTCAATTATATTCACTGCTTATGCTTGGGATAAACAAGATAAAGAGAATCACTTTCATAATAATGATAGTGAAACTCATATAATCTATAAAGCCCAACGTGCTAATACTCCTGCCGAAGCGTTCATTAATACAACCGAGAATATGTTCGCTTCTCCTGAACTTAATCTACACGTTTCAGATTTAATTAATGATAATGCTACTAGATTCTTTCAAGACGGTTGGATTGTTGTTAATGATTTAGGTAATTCTAATAAAGCTGAATTTATACCAAAAGCTGAATGTATTAAACGTGATATATTTGGTAAAGGTAGATTCCATGAGTTTGTTAATCAAGTTCCGCATGGTTCTCGTGATGATACTCATGGTTGCGTTAGAATGTATTATCGTCCGTTCTTAGTAAATGGTGAAGTGCCTAAAGATTTATATTTTGTTAGTGTGGATGCGTATAAGGTAGATAAGGCTCAAAAAGACGTAACAGATAAACATTCTCTTTATTCTGCACAAGTATGGATGCGTAGTAATATTATTACTCCATATCCAAATCAAAAACTGCTTGTATGCGAATATATAGGGCGTTTGGACACAATGGAGCAAAATGATATAGTCACTATGGGTATGTGTCTTATGTATAATGCTGAATGTTGTCCGGAAGCTGGTACTGGTGAGACTGTTTCTAACTTTATTAAATATAAACTTAGACGTTACTTAATGCTTGACCCAACCAATGCCAATACTCGTAAATTGACTAATCCTAACAATAATGATTATGGTATTGTAATTGGTGATAGTGATAAGAAATATAATGGTCTTCGTATGCTAAAGGAGTTTATTTATGAACCTCTTTCATATACTGCTGATGGTAAACCTATTCGTAGACTTAAGTCTATTAGTAGTGTTCGATTGCTTCTAGAGTGTCAGAGATTTACTGCTGAGGGTAACTTCGACCATATTAGTGCTGCTATTGTTGCTATGTATGTCTTTCTTGCAGATTCTTTAAATACTAAGCGTCTTGTTGAAGGTAATACAGAGAATAATGACAGACGTATTGCAAATCGTTTAAATCGTCGTTAAATGGATGCTTCTAAGATTCCTAATTCTTTAGAAAAGCCTGATGTTTTTGCTTCGGAAGCTACTAAGCGTGGAGCTGTTTGGACTAAGGCTATGTGTGATTGGGTTATTGCTACTGCTCATTCTAATAATGATAAAGCAGATATTAAAGCCTTTCTTGACGCTGCAAATGGAATTGTAGATGAATCTACTTACAAGTATGTAATGGCGACCTACAACTCCGTTAATGGTAGAAAAGAAGATTTGCCTGGTAAGATTAGAGATGTTGATTTTATTACTCCTATTAAAGAGAAATATATAGGAGAGTTCATTAACACCTATAATAACTACCAAGTTTATAATGCCGATATTGATGTTGTCACTAGACGTAACGCTGATCTTCGTGTTGCTCTTGATGGTCTTCTTCGTCAGCAATTTATAAACATCATGAATGCTAACGGTGTTCAAACCGGTGAGCCTTCTAAAGATCTTCCATCTGCTGAAGACTTTATGAAACAAGCTGCTAAGGATTGGATTGATGAAGAAGCTGATCGTGGTCAGAAAACTCTTAATCTTCTTAATTCCCTTATTAAAGCTAATGAGAAATATATTCAAGCTTTCTATTATTGGTTCTGTACTGAAAGTGTTTATTCTTATCGTGATGTAAGATACAATGATGTTATTTTTGAAATTATTTCTCCTCTTGAGTATTATCGAATTGATAGTGGTAATCTTTTTGTTGAAGATGATGATTATGGGATGCGAGAGTTTGATATTAACATCAATGATATAATTGGTGAATATCAAGAAGTTCTTTCTAAAAGAGATATTGCTTATATCAAAGATATAATTCATAATCATGAAAGTACGGGTGAATATACAGTTACTCCTGTTATGCTTCGTTCTCGTGAGATTGCTTTTAATCCTACGATTGATGCGCAGAATGCTGCTCCGTACCACTCCTTGCCCTCTACCGGGGTCCTCAAAGCTCGTCATTGTGTTTTTAAGGTTCCTATGAAGCGTGGTGTTCTTACTTACACTAATGCTTATGGTGAGATTGAGCAAAAGATTGTTGATGAAGATTATGTCTTAGATACTACTCTTGGTGATATTGATATTGAATATACTTGGGTTCTTCAATGTTGGGAAGCTTATCGTTTTGGTGATAAAGATTGGGGTGTATATACTAAATCTCAACCTATCATTGTTCAACGTGAAGAAGTGAATAATCTTAATCATTGTAAATTACCTTATAATGGTTTAAGTCGTTTGATGCTTCTTAATAATCCTAAACCTATTCCTTATCGCTTATTACCTTATCTTGCTCTTTATCGTCTTTATACTTTAGTTGAGGAACGTACTATTAGTAAATTCCGATCATGGCTATTGATACCTGAAAGTTTCTTAGCTGATACTAAAGATATGACTATGGAAGAGCGTCTTGATGCAGCTAATCGAGATGGTACTCTTGTATTTGATGATAGTGAAATAGCTAAGCAACAAGCATCACTTCAAGCTATTAAAGAGATTGCTAATACTACAATGATTAATTATCTTACGACTATTAATCAAATTAAGCAGTCTATTAAGCAAGAAGCGTATGAACTTGCTAATATGAACGATCAGCGTGCAGGAGATATTCAAGCTCGTGCCGGTAAAGCTGTTACTGAAATGGGACTTAATCAGGCTCTAATGGGATCTGTGTGGTCACTTAAAATCTTTGATTGCTTCCGCTCTCGTGATATGATGGCTAATCTTGATGCTGCCAAGATTGCTTGGATTGATGGCTATGAAGGTTCTTATGTAGATCCTAATACCAATGAGATTGTTCAAGTTCGTGTAAATGGTACTGACTTTGTTAATTCTAATTTAGGTATCTTTGTTGGTAACTCTGCTGAACTTAATGAACAAGTACGTAAGCTTGAGGAAATTGCTTTTGGTGCTGCTCAAAATGGAAATTACGATGTAGCTGCTGAGGCTGTTTGTAATCATAACATTGCTTCTTTACGCAAATATATTAAAGAAGCTGCCGAAGCTCAACGTCAATTTGAACTTCAAAAAGAAGAGATTCAAAAGAAGTGGGATGCTGAGATTGAACAAACTCGTGCTGCTAATGCGGAAGCTCAACGTAAATTTGAAGCTGAACAAGCTCAACTTGATCGCGATTCTAAGGAAGCTATTGCTGCTGATACTAATCTTACTAATATTATTATTACTGATGCTAAGCTTCAAGTAGATAAGAATGGTAATGATTATATTAGTGAAGATGAATCTAATAGTGGTACTCTTGACGATTATCTTAAAATGACTAAGTTAAACTTAGATATTGATAGAGTTAATCTGGAACGTGCCAAGTTTGAGGAACAAAAGCGCATGAATCGTATTAATGCCAATAAGCCACGGAAGTCTTAATATAGGCTCTTATTTTTGTTGAATTGAACAACTATATCGATTGAAATTTGGGTTCGTCAGAGGTCTTCATTTAAGCCTTAAAATGGCATAAATTAATTGGAATTTCAGAGAGCCGTGTGATAGGCGGTACTAATGCTGTTTCTAATAATATTTCTAATGCCATTTTTAATACATATATTATTATTACATTTGCCACTGTTATAACTTAATTTATAAAAGATAAAACATTATGCCAAATCCTATTGTTCCCGGTGGTGTTACTGATAGTAGTACTACTAAAACTGCGGAAGAGATAGCTGCTGAACAAGCTGCTAAAGCTGCTAAAGAAGCAGAAGAAGCTGCTAAAGCAGAAGAAGAACGTAAGAAAGCAGAAGAAGAAGAAGCTAAACGTAAAGCTGAAGAAGAAGCTGCTAAAACTGCTACTCAAAAAACTGAAACTGAAACTGAAACTCCTACTAAGATTGTTCTTACTACTGATGACGGTGATGTTGAGTATGATCTTGATGCTGACGGTAATGCCGTTAAAGATGGAGAGATTGTTTACACTAAAGCTCAGTTAGATGAGTTTGCTGCTGCTGAAACTCAAGAAGAAACTATAGATGTTTCTGCTATTTCTGCTATTTCTGGTTTAACCCCGGTAAATGCTGATGGTACTCCTAAGAAATATGAAATGACCGTTGAAGGTCTTGCTCAACGTGATGCTGATATTGCAGAGCTTGCTAAACGTCAAGCTGAAAGTGAAGCTATCAACAATTTCTTCCGTACTAATCCGGATATTTATCAAGCTGCTCTTTACAAACAAACGTATGGTTCTCTTGAAGGTTTTGCTAATCATGTTGATTGGACTACAATGACCCTCGAAGATAAATCAGATGATCAGTTAGAAGCTGTTATTTGTTCTGCTGAAAAACGTAAAGGTACTTCTGATGCTCAAATCGAACGTATTATTCGTTTTTCTAAAGCTGATAAAGTATTAGCTGAAATTGCTAAAGAGAGTCTTGATTATCTTGCCAATGCTCAGAGACGTGAGATTGAAGCTGCAAATGCTAGGCAAGAAGCCGAATATCAAGCTGCTCAAGAAGCTCTTGATAAAGCCTACGGTATTACCTATGATGAGAATGGTAAAGCTAAAGTGCTTAACGTTCCTGATTCTTTATACGATAAGATCGTTAATAAAGGTACTATCGGAGGTCTTGCAATTCCAACAGCAGGTGTTAAAAGAATTGTTAATGGTAACGAACAAATTCTTTCTCGTAAAGATATTGTTAAGTATCTGACAGCTCCTGTTGTTGAAGTTAATGGTGATTTCTATACGCAAGCTCAGAAAGATGTTTTTGATATGCTTGCTGATAATGAAACGTTCGCTATGGTAGCACTTCGTAACTTGTTGGGTGCTGATATTAGTCAGTTAGCTGCTGCATCTATACGACAAGAAGCTGTTCGTCGTTTGAATATTACTTCTAGTGGTAAACCTAGAGTTAAGGTATCCACTCAAGGTGGCGGTACTAAAGTTAATTCTAATAGACGTCCTATTGTTCCGGGTGGTATTATTGATTCAAATAAATAATTATCGTAACTATGCTTAGAGAAATTGGAAAAAAACAGTATTCCAAAGAGGTTTACTCTGATGCCGATATGCTATTGAACTTTAATGTTCTTGGTGCTGTCGATTTGAATAAGTCTCTTACTTATCTTTGGGGTAGGAACAGTAATCAATTCCCTCTTCTTTCTCTTACAGAAGGTCAAGGGAATATCTCTCGTAAGAAACCTATTAATGCTGGTGATACTCAGTATAAGTGGAAAATTATGGGGAAACCTACTGTCACTTCCCCGATTGTGCGTTTGATTACGCCTACTCAAACCCCCGGTAAAGGGTTTATGTCTTTCAAAGCGGAGTTCCAAGATAACTGGATTCCTTATCAGTATTCTGCTATTACTCCTGACGGAAAGCACATGGTTCGTATGCAGACCGATGGTGAGCAAACTGCTTCTGGTGGATATATCTATGAAATGATTATCCTTGGTGGTAATCCTGATGAGTTTATTGATCTCAGCAATTTTGAGAGAGGTAAATATTGGGGTATGGGTGCTCCTACGATTGCCGGTGAATTATCTACTGGTTCTCGTTCTACTGCTGAATCTTGGAGTGAAATGACTAACCAATTTGGTTTTCATAGATTCTCCAAAATTATTACTGGTAACATTGCTAATATCGTAACCGAGTTTGAACTTGATTATGATGATGGTTCTAAAGGTACTCTTTGGATGCCTTATGAAATGCGTCAGTTCGAGTTCATGCGTAGACGTTTGTTAGAAGAGGATTTGTGGTTCTCTGCTTACAACCGTGATATTAACGGTGTTATTCACAATCAAGAAAAACATTCAAATAAACCTATTCCTCGTGGTGCTGGTGTTCGTGATATTCTTATCGCATTCGGTAACTACTTCGAATACTCATTCATGACTATCGAGCTTATTGATATGATTCTTTCTCGTATCTTTGAGGTTCGTAATGATATTGATTTGAGTAATAAGAATATTGTTCTTTATACAGGTAAAGGTGGTTCTAAGATGTTCCAACAATGTATCAAGAATGAAGCTATTGGTAATGGTTACTTCGATAAACTTGGTGCAGAGGAAATTCAAAGTCGTGGTGGTATTTTGAGTTATGGTGCTTACTTTAATCAATATAAGCATTACTCTGGAGCTACCGTTTCAGTTAAAGTTGTTGACTTGTTCGATAGCGGTTCTCGTGCTGAGATGGATCGTAAGAACGGTCGTATGTATGGAGGTTTCCCTGTTACTTCATACACTATGGTATTCTTGGATCACTCTGTTGATAATACTTCAGGTGAACCTAATATCCAACTTGTTTGTGAAGAAGGTCGTGAATACTTATATGGTATTTACCAAGGTATTACTCCTCTTCCTAAAGAATGGGGTGCTTACAATAAGATGTTAAGTACACGTGAGGATATTGCTACCTATGAAGTTATATCTTCTCAAGGTATTAATATGCTTAATGGTACTACTTCTTTCTGGGCTGAAATGATTTTTGAATAAGCGTACATTACGATTATTGTAAAGTATAAACTTACTAAAGTATAAACTATATGATATACTCACGCAAAATAACCTTAGCTTTAAAGCTGAATCCGACTATGTTTCAAGTCGTGAATCAGAAAAGTATTGGTGCTTTCAATACTATTTTCGGTCCAAGCATTAAAGCAGTTCTTACTCTATCTAGTAAAACTGCTGAAATGGCTTCTATACTTCCTACGATCATTGGAGCTTCTGCTGATAGTCGCAATGTAAATTTTCAAGACCTCGTTTTGAAGCATCTTAAAAACTCAACTGTTGAAGTTCCCGCTCAAGGTTATGAGCTTGAAACTGGTTGGGAATTTTCTCTTAACGATCCTGTTAAACGTGATGCTATTCTTGATTGGGCTAAAAAAAACAGTATTAATACTGAGGTTGCTCCGAATAAATTAGAGAAAGCTATCTTTGATGCTATGCTATTTGGTGAAGGTACTGCGGTTCATGAAGAGAATCTGTATATGTACATGACTCCTATTAAGCCGCAAGATTATATTCTTTGGCGTCTTGCTCTACTTACTTCTACTGTTGCTAATAAACCGGAAGACGTTGAGAAATCTACTAATATTCGATTTTACTTACATAGCATTGAAGATGTTAAGCGTATGAAAGATGCTAAGACTAAAGCTGTTGTTAATACTGCTACTAAGTTGGCTCAGTTGTTCACAGGTGATGAGTCTTCTTATAAACGTATTAGAAATATGCTTATCTGTAATGCTCCTGCCGATACTCTACAGATTATTAAAATGGATCATGGAGATTTGCAGACAGCTGTAGCTGAACTTTCTCAAACGAATGCAGATGCGTTTATTTCTCTGTTTGATAACAAGAATGTAGAAGCAATGGCACAAGTCTATAAGTTACTTGCCGCTCAAGTCATTACGAAAGACGGTGATAATTACTTTGATACTGTGCGTCCGGAAGTAGTTCTTGGTTCTTCTATTGAGGGTGTTATGGCTTTCTTAGCTGCTCCTGAAAATGTTGAATATAAAGCGCAACTTTTCACTGCTTATAAAGCTTCGGTTATAAACTAATAAAATAGTGTCAGTATGTATAGTAGTTGTAAAGAAGCACATATTGCTGTAAACGATAAGATTCAGCAGATTAATGCTAATAGACAAGAATCTATTCGTCCGCAGTATATTGATATTGCTCTTAATGAAGCTATTGACGTACTGCTTACGCAAAAGATTAAAGCCTTTGAAGAGACTGGTCGTTATTACGATGATTTGCAGGTGCTAAAGACTACATATAGAAGTCCTCTTTACCTTCTAGCAAATGAGGGTAATAGAGGCTTCGCTTTTTTGCCTGCGAATTACCTACATGGCGTCTCTTATAATGCAAGTGTTATATATGATAAGTTTAAACGTTATCGAGCAATTGAATCTGTTACTACTAGAATTTACGTTGTTAATATCAGTGAGCTATTTAAAACTATTCCCGGTTATATAGAAGATTTCGTTATTCAAATTGGTAATGATACCGTTACGTTTCATTATCCTGCTAAGATCTATCGTAAAGAGGGTCTATTTGAATATATCAACTATATGCTCTCCATATTGCTGCGAAAAGGTTACAATGTGACTTATGAACGCTACAATAACGAGTATTACCCCGAATCACTAGTGTTTTACTTCGATACGCCACAGCTAATTGTAGTTGGAGATAAATATACTATTAAGTTAGTACAATTTGACTACAAGCGTTATTCGGGCTTATACGAGGTTATCACTTCTGATGGAGTGGTTACAAAGGTGCGAGAGAGCAAATCTGCCGGTATGGATTTAGTTTCTGATGTTCAGCATAGAGATATGCTTCAAACGTATCACAATCGTCTTAATAGACACATTCATCCTATATGTACGATAGAAAACAATAGAGTTTTAGTAGATATGGATGATACGTTTGTGATTACTGATGTTGCTATCACATATCTTAGACAACCTACTAGGTTTGATATTGTAACTGATACTGCTACTGAACTTCCGTTTAAAACCGAGATTATTAACCTTGCTACACAGAAGCTTCTTGGTAAACTTAAAGATGAAGGTTATCAAATTGCTATAAATGAAAGTAATTCTTTAAAATAAAACGTTACTATGAGAATTGTAAGTTACGGAAAAACATTTGTCGATAATGTTACTGTTGATACTGAGTTATCTAACGGTCAACTCGGCATTTGTACTGCTTATGGTACTGCTTTGCCTACTACTGATAGACCTGAGCCGTTTGTAATTATGTCTGCAATTCCTACTAAGGACGGTGGATTTATGAATCAACGTGGAGTGGATATTAATCCTTTTAACTTCACTTATAATGTTCGTAAATATACGGAGAAAGATCAGAAAGAAACTATTATTCTTAAAGGTCTTACGAATCCGGCACTTAAGTCTGCTGAAGGTATTGTATATAATGCAGATGCTGAGTTCTGTGGTGCTATTGAAATTTGTTCTTCTGAGAAGTATCGTCATGGTCTGACGGTTAATCCTAATCCTCAGATTGTTCAAATACCTGTTCGGATTCATGCTACTGATACCGTTGATCGGTTGGTAGAGAAGATTAAGAAAAACCTTAGTCTTACCGCTTATAACAAAGAGTTGTTTGATATTACTATCGAGAAAGCTGATGGTGCTGTTCAGATAACTGTTGTTGCTAAAAAGCCTACCAAATTGACGATGAACGTATTCGGTATTCTTGCCGATCAAAAAGCCAATGGTACTATTACCGTTGAACATACAAAGTTATCCGGCTTCTTAGCTGATGTTGCTCTTAGTGATGAAGACCTTCGTTATTCTCTGATTAACATGGGTTGGAATCCTCATGATGAGTGGCAGAAAGCTTGGGGTATTGCTGACCCGAAAGTTGGCTTTGATAAAGTCGCTTATCTTGTTATTTCTACGGCTGAGTTTAATCAATTCCCTGAGATTGCCGCTGATAACAATAGTCCTCGCAAATTCCAAATCATTGTTGGTACGGAAGCTGTGATCGATGCTGTTGTAAATAAACTTGAAGCTATTAAGACTTTAGCTAAAGGTTCCGGCGATAATGCCATTTCTCTGAATACTGCAACTGACTAAAGTTGCTTGGAAAACTACGCAGTGCTTAACGGTTCTGCGTAGTTATATTTGTTTAAACTTAATGCTATGGAATGTAATATTAAAATTGTCAAGTTAAAACAAGTTCTTCCTCTTGGTACATTTCCTAAGCGTGAGCATAACGTTCGATTCTTCTATCATCGTACTGATGGTTGTTACTATATGTATGATGAAAAAGGTTGCGAAATTAATCTAACTACTGATGGTAATATTATTGCTATTGATAGAGAGTTGATTGTTGGTAGTGAGTCTTTGACTGATGACACTCTTGTTTGCATTGGTCTTAAAGCTAATTATGTGCATCCTAGTCGTGGTATTAGAAATAATACTTGTGGTTGTCAAGATACATATATTCGTGCTTGGACTTACATCAAAGATCTTCAAGATTTTATGCAGTCTGGTCATATCGAACGTGATTACTATAGAGTTACTTTAGTTCCTTCTCCTGAAGAGGGTGGTATTGTTGGATGTAGTGGTTCTGCTATTGTTCCTGATGAAAACTCAGATGGCTTCCGTTTCCAATTTGAAGCTGGTAGTCGTGTTGAACTTTATGCTAAACCTGTTCAAGGTTATCACTTTAAAGGTTGGAAAGAGTTCCATACTAATGAGATTATGTCTATTAGTCCTAATTGGTCTTTTACTATTAAGAAAGATATGGATTTGATAGGCGTATTTGAAAAGGATGAAGCTCCTATTGAACAATTCTATATTAATGTCAATGCTGATCCGGCTAATGCAGGATATGTAGTTGGTGCCGGAACATTCCCAAAAGGTACAAGGCATTCTATAACAGCTGCGGCAATTCAAGGGTATCATTTTACTCATTGGACTGATAGTTTAAATCGTATTGTTTCTACTAATCTTCAATATGATCTTGTTGTTGAGAAAGATGAAACTTATACTGCACACTTCGAGCTTGATGCTCCTGTTATTGAGGAGTACAATGTAACTATTATAACTAATCCTGCTGATAAAGGTTCAGTTAGCGGTGGCGGTACTTATAAGTCCGGTCAAACTGCAATAATTGTTCCTAGTCCGGTTGAGGGTTGGGCTGTTGATACAGTTACTGCTTCTGGTGGTAATCTTGTAGATAATGGTAATGGTACATATAGCATCGTTGTTACACGAGATCTTACGATTACGGTAAACTTTAAAGAAGCTATTCGTTATTTCACGTTTAGTATCGTGGCAGATGCGAATGGTTTAGTTCGATATAAAGATATTAATGATGCTTGGTCTAATTGGGCTGAAAGACATGAAATAATTGCTCCTGAAAAAACTATTGTTACTATTGCAGGTAAGGCTGATATAGAATACGAATTTGAAAAGTGGATAACACCTACCAAAGCTGAGCTTCTTAATAATGAAAATAATATTATTGTTGAAGAAGGTCTTCATCGTAGAACTTATACAGCTTATTTTAAAAAAGAAACTGTTAAACCTGAAACTTATCAAGTTAATATCAATGTTATTTCTAATGGTAAGTGTAAATATAAAGTAGGTTCCAATGAATATTCAAATGAATCTGCTTCACATTCTAACATTAGTGTAACAAAAGGAGAAACTATTGAAATATTAGCTGTTCCTGATGAGGGTTATTTATTTGATTATTGTGCTTCTACTAGTGGTGATAGATCTGAATCTAATCCTTATAAAGTTGCAGTTAATAGTAATATGGATTTTTCTTACTATTTTAAAGAAGCTCCTATTACAAAATATACGGTTGATATTACATCTGATATTAATGGTAAATGTAGATATAAGATTGGTTCAGGTGAATACTCTGAATTAGATATATCTCATCCTAGATTTCAAGTTCCAGCAGGAGAGACTGTTACTGTTTTAGCAGAAGCTGATTCTGGTTATAAGTTTATTAGATGGGCTTATAAAGGTGGTGTTACTGAAGATAATCCATATTCTATGATTATTAATGAGAATATGGTTTTTAGATGTATATTTGAACAAATTCCTATTGATAAAGTATCTATTGCAGTAAGATCTGATGGTACTAATGAAACTCGTTATAAGATAAGTGAACAATCTTGGAGTAATTGGTCTACACTTGAACATAGATTTGAACTCGATCCAAATATTACTTATTCTATTGAGGCTCGTGCTAAAGGTAATTTTGTATTTAAAGAGTGGAATACTGGCGGTATTAAAACTACAAATAATCCTACTGAATTTACAACAAAATCTAATGAAAATTCAGTTCATGTAGCTGTATTTGAAGCTTTAGTAATCAAACGACAATTAACAGTTGTTGCTGGAGCTAATGGTAAATGTAGAGTAAAAACTGATAATAGTTGGGGAGATTATTATACGGGTTCTAAAATTTATTCTGATATTGTAGATGGAACTACTATTTCTGTAGAAGCATTAGCTGATAAAGGTTATCACTTTAAGAGATGGAAAGATTCGGGTGCTCCATCAACAGCGTCTCGAGATATTGTTATGG